ACGGCGTGGCCCCGCAGTGGGTCGCGTACGCCCGCGCGCTGATGGCTGCGCTCAGCGTCGCGATCGACCGCGGCGCCGACACGCCGGCCGCGTGGCGCATCGCACGCCCGTACCTGGAGCAGCACGCCCCCGAGCTGCGCGGCGTGCTGGTCCCGCAGTGATCGTCCTGCGCGCCCTCGGCACCCTCGCGGTCCTCGCGACCGGCGTGGGCAAGCTGCTGTGGATCCTCACGACCGACCGCGAGCGCGCGGCCGCTCGAGCGCGGGCCGAGCGCGAGCGTGCACCGCAGCCCGTGCCGCCGCGCACGCAGGGCTGACGATTTAGCGTCCGGTTTCTGACGGCTGAAACGACTGGAGAGAAAACATCATGACCGAAGCCGATACCCGAGCCTCCACCGACGGCGTGACCCCGGGCTACGAACACGCCGCGGCGCCGGGTCCGCTCAAGCCGAACGGGCAGCACGCCTCGTACTGGATCCTCAGCGACGCCGAGCGGACCAAGGGCTTCGTCCGGCCCGTGCGCGAGAGCTACAAGCACGTCGGCGCGCCCGGGCCGCAACACCCGCTCCGCGCGCTGGCGGACGACGAGCGCGCGCGCTTTGCCGATTGCGGTTACGTGCAGTTCGAGACGTATCCGCCCGGCACGCGCGGCAGCGCGACCGGGCGCTACTGGACCCAGGCCGAGCTCGACGCCGCGGGCAAGGGCTGCGGCAGCGTCACCCGCATGGGTCGCGCCATCGCCGAGACCTACGCGCGCGAGCCGCACTTCTACGGCTCGACGTTCTGCGTGCAGTGCGGCACGCACATTCCTGTCGGCGCGCGCGGCGAGTTCGTCTGGTGCGACGAGACCGGCACGGCCACGACCGAGCGCGTCGGCACGTAGCACTCCCTGCGTGGGATCGCCGTGGGATCCGGACGCCCGCTCGGGCGCCGGGTATCCCACGAAACACCCCCGCGCATCCCACGCAGCGTGAACCGAACGTGAACCCCGGGGGCCCGTAGCGGCCGCTCGAGTTCGCGTTCGGTTCACGATCCCCACCGCGCACCGACCTGGTGCACCCGCCCGCGTCCTGCGGGGCGGAACAGATCCCCGCTACAACAACCCGCCCTCGTTCACCGTCTCGCCGACCTCGCGTACGCGCTCGAGGAACTCGCGGCGCGGGGCTTTGCGCTCCACGGTGTAGACGTGGTCCGCGAAGCCCGCGAGCCCGTCGTCGATCGCGGCGTGCAGGTTCGGCGTCAGCGCGCCGATGACGTACGCGACGAGCGACGGCCGGAAGTTGCGCGTGAGCTTCGCCGTGCGGATCGCCGTCTTGTACGCGCCGAACATCTTCGCAACGTCGCGAATGTCCTCCCGCAGCTGCGGGCGCGAGACGATGAGCGGTTCCATCAGCAGCAGATCGTGGTTGCCTGGCACGTAGTGCGAGATGCTGCCAAGGGTCTTCGCGCTGCTGAGCACGCCCCCGAAATCTTCGTCTGGGGAGAACGTCTTGCGGACGTACTGCGCCACCCGGTTGTTCTCGAGGAATCGGTAGCCGAGCGATGAGCGCTGGGGCGAGTGGTGGTGCTCCGGTGCTTCGGCGCGCGCCGCCGGCGCGAGCCCCTCGAGGAGGTTGGTCAGCCACGTCGCAACGTCGCGCACGCCGTCGGGCACATCGTACGCCTGGTCCAGCAGTGCGTGCGGGCCGATGCTCGGCGGGAGCCGGTCGAACCCGGTCACCATCGTGAGGTCCTCGAGGATCATGCTCGCGACGGCCGCCCGGCTCCGGCTGCCGAGGCAGGACGGCCCGGGGATGTTCGGCACCTTCACCACCTCGACGGCGCCGTCCACCATGACGAGCGCCGCCAGCGGGACGCGAGCGCCCACGAACGGGTCCGGCACGTAGTGCACCATGCGGTAGCGCGCGTTCATGTCTGCAGTGCCTCGATCGCCTTCAGATAGTCACGCACGAGCTGCGTCGCGGCGCTGAGACGCCGCTGCAATGCGCGCTGCAGGATCTGGTGGTCGGGCTCGCCCGCGAGCGCGCAGGCCTCTTTCACATAGACGGCAAGCGTCGCGTTGTCGAGGCGTTCCGCTCTCGCTGCAAGCTCCAGCGCACTCGAGTCGATCAGGTCGACCGGGATGTGCGCGGGCTGGGTGAGCGAGACCTCCGGCAGCTCCAGGCCCGCGCCGTCGAGGACGCGCGGGTCTCCGGCCCACGCCCCCTCGAGGTCGATCGAGTGCACCATGACCTGGTCCGCGCTCTCCTGCGGCGCGCAGAGGATGTTCTCGCTGTGGCGGTCCGGGTTGGCAAACAGGGCGTCGAACGCGATCATCGCGCCGAGCCCGTCGACGTTGCTCACGACGTTGGCGCGCGCCGGGTTCCACTGCAGCGCGTCGTCGACGTAGCGCGACGCCCAGCCCATCTGGTCGCCGGTCCCGACGACGCCGGCGTCCGGGGTCGGAACGCCGAGGTGACGCGACAACAGCCAGCCCAGCGACTCCGCGAGCAGTTGGTCGCGTCGGAGGTCCTGCTTCAACACCCAGCGACCGCCCGCCGCGTCGTACGCATACGAAACCGTCGTCCGGAAGTTCCCGGGCACGCGGTCCTTCGGGAGCATCCCGAGCAGGCGCGGGATGCGGTCGTGCACGAGCGCGACCTGGGCATGGTTGTGTGCGGGCCCCTTCTTCAAGGCCTCCGAGGACAGCACGAGTTCTTCCATTCGTCACTCACCCCCTGGGATGACCTCGAGGCCACGCAACCCGCGACGAATCCGCTCGACAACCGGGCCATCATGCGCTGGTTCACGCTCTCGCTGTCGCCCTCGCACCAGGTCCTCGAACTCCCGCCCTTCGACTGCTTTGGATGCGCGCTCGAGCTCCACGTGCACGAGTCCTGCGCGCGCGTCGTCTGGCGCTGGCTCGACGACTACGGGCGCGAGCTGGCCGTCGTCGTGCCGGCGCGCTGCTGACCCGCGCACGTGTGCTGCGCGCTGCACCCCGGGCACCACGGCCCGCAGTCCTCGCCGCCCCATCTACACACCCGCCAGCGGCCCGCCGCGCAGCAGCGACCCACGCGGCAGACCGCGCACACGCTCTCGAGCGGCCGCACGTACATGCACCCGGAGCAGGGCACGCGGCCGGGAATCGCGCCGTGCCAGCGCGCGCGCCAGCCCGTGCGCCGGGCGATGTCCAAAGCCTCCATGCGGGTCACGATGGCGCGGACGGCGCGGGGCTGTCGACCGCGCCGGGGACATTGCCCGGCGCGGCCCGCCCGGCGCGCCTCAGAGGTAGGTGAGGATCGTCTCGAGCGCGCGGTCCTTGAACTCCGCGGCCGCGCCCAGCACGTTCGACTGGAACGCACGCTCGCCGTCGTAGCCCGCGGTGCGGACGTGCTGCGCGTGCTCCGTGGCGGCGTTGAGCACGTGCCACGCGGTGCCGCGGATCGCGGGCAGCTCGCGCACGCCGCGCCCCTCCTCGAGGAGCTGCTGGATCTCGTCGCGGATCCGCTCCGCGTTCTTGCGCGCGCGCTTCGCCTCCGGGTCGGTCGGGTCCGGCACGATCCGCCCGAGGTACTCGACGATCTCCGCGGTCTGCAGCCGGCGGCGCGCGAGCGCGCGGTACTGCTCGACGCGGCGCCCGAAGTCCGCGATCGCGCGCTCGAGCTCGGCCTGGGCGAGCGGGACGCGCGCGGCCACGCGCCGGCTGTGGCGCAGGCGGAACAGCCGCTGCGCCTCGCGCCGGACCATCCCGTTGCTGCAGATCAGACGCAGGTCCTCGGCGACGCCCCAGAACGCGCCGCCGCCGTTGTGCGCGTTGAACACGTACAGCCCGAGCTGCACCAGGTCACCGGGCACGACCTCGGCGCGCCCGCGGCGCACGCCGACGCGCACGTAGACGCGGCCGCCGCCGTCGAGGCAGCCCGCGCGCTGGAAGTCCAGCTCACCGCGCTCGGCGAACGCGTCGAGCGCGCCGAAGGCCTCGGCGTTCTGAACGACGCCGAACGCCTCGCCGACGTCGCCGATCACGGCCCCCGTATCGTCGCGCACGACGCCGATGCGGCCGGGCACCGGGCGACCCGAGACGGTCCGCAGCGCCTCCGTCGAGACCGTCCAGGCGAGCCCGTGGCGCGCGAGAAGGCCCTGCGCCGCGGCGGGCGCGGGGCCGTCGTTGGCGGCGGTCGCGGCCGCGGGGAAGTAGGGAGCGAAGTCGAAGGGCTCAGCGGCGGTTGCGGTGGTCATGGGCGTGGTCCTTTCGTCGGCGAGTCCGATTGCTGCCGACGGGATCAATCTGTGTCCGGGCCGGAGCATTGCAACAATAATAGTTGCGAGTAACTTTCATTGTTGCGAGCGCACGCGGGCGGTCTTAAGGTGGGTCCATCGGTTGATCGACAGCCGATGCCTTCCCGGGGGCGCTCCGGGGTCAGCGAATTCGCAATGACCGCTCTCGAACTGTTCATCCCGACCTACGGCAACGACAAGGTGACCTTCACCGCGGCGCACTTCGCGCAGTGGGAGAGCCACCTGCTCGCCGCGTTCGGCGGCTACTCGCGCCTGCCCGGCACCGTCGCGGGCAAGTGGCTCGACGACCACGGCCAGACCGACGACGACGTGCACGTCGTCTATCTCGTCGCCGCGCGCATGATCGCCGACGGCGCCAAGATCCGCGCGGCGACGGACTTCGCCAAGGTGCTCTTCGCCCAGAAGGGCATCTTCGCGCGCTACCTCGGGGTGACCGAGATCCTCTGACCGAGCGGGCCGCCCCGAGGGGGGCGGGGCGGCCCTACCCCTTCCCTGCAACGGCCCGGCGCGCGCTCTCGCGCGCGCCGGGCGCTCCGACCGTGAGGTGTGCAATGGTTCCTACCGAGATGGCAAAGCCCACAAGCCTGCAGTCCCCGGACCGCCTGGTCCACGCGTGCGTGAACGGCGAGGAGGTCACGTACGACTCGCCGGCGCCGCCGGTCGCGGCGTTCCTCGAGCGCGTGCGCCGCGCGGCCGCGGATCCGAAGGTCACCGAGAACGACCTGATCGCGCTGATCTACGGCCGCGAGAATCCGCTACTCGATCACACGATGCTGCCGGGGCAGTCGATGGTCACGCCGGCGGTGTTCGAGCACCCGGTCTACCGCGTGCTGACCGACCTCCTCGACCGCAAGCGCGTCGCGCTCGGGGCGCTCGACCTCGAGCGCGCGCGCGCGCAGTTCACCCTGACCGTGACCGAGGCCGCCGAGCAGCTCGGGATCTCGCCCCAGGCCGTGCGCAAGGCCGTCGAGGCGCGGCGCCTGGCCGCCTGGCGCGAGGGCAGCCAGTGGTTGCTCGACCCGCGGGGCGTGAACGCCTTCAAGCTCACGCGCGACGCCAAGGACAAGCACCAGGGACCGTCGCCGCACCTGGTGGTGCGCATCGGCAACGCGCCCGGGGCCTCGTTCCAGCTCAAGCACCCCGGCGAGCTCGAGGAGCGCACGCGCGCCGGCGGCAACGTGGTCACCGGCGTGCTCACGCGGTGGAAGCGCGTCGCGGTGCTGACCAGCGCCGAGCAGGGCGACGCGAAGACGCAGCGCCTGTGGATCCTCGAGCCCGGCGGCGAGCAGCAGGAGGTCACGCTCGGGGACTTCTACGCGCGCGGGCGGTTCACCGTGGTTGAGAAGATCAACAACAGCGAGAAGGCCCGCGCGGCGTGGAAGGCGTTCGAAGCGGAGTGACTCGGCCAAGCGGCTACGCGGCTACGAACACCAGGCCGCCGCTGTCCTGACCGAACGTCCACCTGAAGCCCGCAGCGTGCGCGCGAACGAGCCGGTGCTCGAGCTCCTCGCGCTCAGCGGCGTCGAGGTCCGGGTGGACCATCTCTTCGTAGCCGATGAACACGCGCTCCCCCGGTGCGTGCGATGGGCGCGCGTCCAGCGCGCCAGCGAGTGCGGTGACGACCTCGGTGACGCGAAGGAACTGCCCTTCCGAGAGGTCGACCTCATTTGTCACGGTCTGCAGAATCCGTGCGACGTCCGGTGTGATCATCGGCTGACTCTATCCGCCGTCGCGACAACGTGCGGGCCCACGGACGCGACGATCTGTGGATGAGTCGCGAGCCCGTTGATTGCGCGCACCGGCCGTGACGCGCGACGCTTGCGTGCACGACATTCGTTCTGCCTCATCCATTCGCGACCACTGCGAGGCGCAGTCGACGGGCGACCCGGATCCACCGCAGGAGCCGGGCGGTGCTCTCGCCGCGGCGTACCACCAGGCGCACGGCGCCGAGCTGCAGCAGCACGCTCACGCCGCGCGCTCCGCGTTGGCGGGCGCGAGCGGGCCGGCATCGGGCGTGACGATCACGTGGCCCCTCCGCCCGCAGTAGGCCACCGCCTCGATGCACGCGAGCGCAGCGCCTGCGACGCCCACGCCGACGCACGCGTGGAGTACTCGGCCGCGCTGGAGACTCACCACGGCGACGACGGTCTCTCTGCCTCTCGACACCTCGACGATCCGCACGCGCATCGACGCACCTCCGTGAGCGCACGATGCGCAGCGGGAGAGTGGGCAGTCGAGTGGTTGGCAGAGAGGAGCGGACGTAGTCCGGCAGCGGGCAGGGGCGCCGATCAAGAGCTCCGCGGGGTTGCGTCGCCGGGCGGACTCTCGACGTCGGCGGCGAGCGCCGCAATCCGCACCGCGCCCGGGAAGCGCCGCGCGCAGTAGTCGCAGAGCACCTGGTCGCGTCGGCGTGCACGTGCGTCGCTCGGTGCGGGTGCTCGTCGCACGCGTGGCAGGCGAGGCGCTCGAGCGCCCCGCGCAGCGTCGCGACGCGCGCCTCCGCGGCGACCCGCGCGGCGTGCTCCTCGTTGCGGCTCGCCACCGCGTCGGCGCACTCGGCGTCGCCCGCGAGGAAGTCGGCCGTGAGCGTCGCGAGCTCGTCGCGCAGGCGCGCGCTCTCGCGCTCGGCCGCCTCGGCGCGGTGCCGCTCGATGTTGAGCAGCTGCGCGTACGTCGGCGGCTCATAGTGGTCCGCCGTGCCGTTGGCCATCACCGAGCACGCGCGGTCCATCCACTTGGTGCCCTTGAGCAGCACGCGCAGCCGCTCCCAGCGCGTGCTGTACCAGTAGTGCACGTGGTCGACCGTGCCGCGCAGCCGCTCCGCCTCGTCGAGCCCGCAGCGCAGGGCGTCGGCGAGCAGGGCGCGGGCGTCGTCGCGCTCATCCTCAGCGCTCCGCAGGCACTCGCGCGTGAGAGCGAGCAACGCTCTGGCGCCGTCGCGTTCGTCCTCGGCGGCCGCGAGCTGCGCGCGCAGGGCGTCGCGCTCTGTCGCGAGCGACAGCACGCCGCACTCCAGCTGCGCGCGCCGATGCGCGGCGCAGTCGTGGCCCATCGTCGCGTACTGGCCGTGCTCGCCGACGAACTCACGGACGCCGCAGAGGATGCAGACGAGCGCGCCGTGGACGGCGCACGCGGGGACGTCGGGACCGCGGGCGCCGGGCGGGCAGGTGCAGTCAGTCGCCATGGCGCACCTCGAAGCGGTAGCGGCCCCAGACGCGCGGGAACCGCTCGCGCGCTGTCGCGACCATTGCCGCGAAGCCGTGGGTGCCCTCGAGCACAAACGTGCTGTGGCTGCCCTCGCGATGGTCGACCGAACGATCCCAGAACGCGAGCACCGTCCATCCGTCGATGTGGTGCAGCGCCGCGTGGCCCTCGGCCTGCGGGCCCTTGGGCGCGAAATCGCCGTCGAGACGCGCGATGCCGAGCGACGGTGGCAACCCGGTGCCTCGCCGCGCGTGGTTCGCGTGCTCGTCCCAGAGGTAGTGCCCGACGTCGCCCCAGCACCCGAAGTAGAAGCACCTCATCCCGCCGTCCCTTCCGCCCCGCGGGGCGCTCATTCGTCGTCCTCATCGCGCACATCAAGCGGGCAGTGCGGCTGACGGTTCGCGCGGTTGTTCGCTTCCTGCGGACAGTGCTTCCAGTTGCACTCGCCGTCGCGTCCGGCGTGGCAGCGATTCGGCTCGCGCTTGCCGTCGGGATACTCGTGGTCACCGTCGTGGTCGTACGGGTGCACGCAGTCGCGATAGACGCACAGCGGATTCCGCCTCGGCGCCGCCGTCGCACCGTCCCGAGCGTCGAGCGCCGCGAGGGCGGCGCTCAGCTCGGCTACGGCCGCGACGCGCGGCGGCCAGGTGCCGTCGTTCACCGCCCGCGCCGCCGCCACGACGCGCGCCGTCGGGTCGCTCGGGGCGTGCTTCGCTGCCATCGCGTCGCGCACCTCGAGCGGGATGAACGCGTTGCCCTTGAGCTGCGCGTGCACCTCGCGCAGCACGTGGGCGCAGCGGCCATCGCCGCGGGCCGCAAGCTCCGTCGCGCGCCCCTCGAGCAGCACCGCGATGCGCTCGCGCGCAGCAGCCTCGGCAACGCGCATCGCCGAATCGATCTCCTCGCTCATCGTCTCTCGCCTCCCCGCGCCGCGGCGCGGTCGTCTGCCAGCCATTCACGCGCAATCGCGCTCAGCACGAGCCACCGCCGCCGTCGCTGCGACGTGCGCCCGCCCGCGCGCGTCCACATCCGCCCGTCACACGCGAACTCGCCGACCCACGTGCCGCGCGTCGCGATCGTCCAGCACGGCGTCTCGCGCGCGCTCCGGTCGGCGCACGCCTCGAACAGCATGCCCGCGTCGTGGACGCGGTACGTCACGCCCGCCACCGTCGCCGTACCCGCGGCGCGGTCGAGCGTTGCGACCCGCGGCCCCCGCCGCGCGTTGAGCAACAGCCGCGCGCGCTCGCGGTCCCGGTTCCGCGCACGGCGCTCGCGCACGCGCTGGCGGTGCGAGCGGTCCCGCTGCATGCGGGCCTCGGCGAGGGTGGCCACGAACGCATCGAGCGTGCGGATCACGCGCGCGCAGGCGCGCTCGAAGCGTTGGGTGTGGAACTCCGCGACCAGCGAGATGAACTCCATCGTCAGCCCTCCATCCCCTCGCCCGGCAGCGGCCCCGCCGCGGGCAGCACCAGCGCCAGCAGCACCCTCGCGGCCACGAGCACCCGCCACGGGCTGCCCGCCGCGGGTTCGGCCGTCAGCGCGAACCGCAGCACCACCCCGCACACGCGCACGTCGGCCCAGCGGCGGCCGCGCCCGAGGCGCACGAGCACGGCGTGGGTCGTCGCGCCGTCGGGGGCGCGGAGCGTGACGTGGCGCGGGGTCACCGACGCACCTCGCGCTCGCCCTCGTACGTCGCGCGCCCGTCACTCGCCGCGACGAGCAACTGCGCGGCCACGGTTCGGTGGCAGTTGCCCTCGCGGCAGTGGCAGCAGAGCGTCACCTCCGGACGGCCCGCGAGATGCTCGAGCACGCGCGCGAGGTTCGGCGTGACCTCGGCGGTGTAGTCGGCCGCGTAGCGCTGCCACCGCTCGAGCGAGAGGCGCCCCGCGCGCCGGGCCCGCAGCGCGCCCTCGAGCAGCGTCCACGACGGCGCGAGCAGGACGCCCACCGGGTGATTGCCCATGCGCGAGATGTCGAGCCGGTCATCGCCCGCGTACGCGACCGTCGCGGTGTAGATCGCGAGCTTCATGGCTGTACCTCGCACGCCGCATCGATGCCCCCGAGGACCTCCCCACTCCACGGGCACGGCCCCTCGAACACGCACAGGCTCGCGCCCGCTGGCGCGTCGCGAAGTTCGCACTCCCGGTAGTCGTGGAGCCACGAGAGCAGCACGGGCGTGTCGGGCGGGAGTACTTCGATGGCGTCCGTGTCGACGTCGCGGACCTGGATCCAGCCCGCGCGACACCCGACGGTGCCCGCGCCAGCGCTCGGCTCGCCGGGCTCGAGCGCGGCGGGGCGCACGTGCACCGTGTCCGTCCACGGGTCGCGCCAGCCGCCCGGTCGCTGCGCCTCGCGCCACCGCGCGACGAACTCGCGCACGGCCGCCCATTGGGCACGCAGCTGCCGCCGGGGGCGACGCAGCGCCGGGGCCGTCCAGCGCACGCGCCCGTCGTGGTGCGCGAAGCAGAGCAGCGGCGCCCGCGCGGCCGACGCGTCGTGGATCGCGAGCCAACCCCGCAGCGCATCGGAGTCCATGACCCGCACGCCGTACTGGCGGACGTCGCGGCCATGACCGACGTAGAGCCCGAGGTGCTCGGCGTAGAACACCAGGCCGACCGGTCGCGCGTAGCGGCGGTCGCGGAGCTTCCACGCGTTGCGCACGCGGCGCGTAGGACGGCGACGCGCGGTCACGACCGCGCCCCGATCGCGAGCACGTCCGTCGCCCGCCGTACGTCCGCGTCGGTGAGCCCGACGGCGATGCTCGTTCGCACGAAGCGCTCCGGCGGGAAGCCCTGCCAGTCGCAGTCGTCGAGGATCACCCACCGCGACACGTCGGGGTGCGCCTCGAGCCAGCGCTGGATCGCGTCCCAGCGGGCCGTGGTGCTCTCGGGGTCGACGTCCGCGGGGCACGTCGACCCCGCCCGGCCTGCGATGTGCGCCTCGAGCCCGGCCACCCGCAGCACCATCTCGAGCTGGATCTCGGTGAGGTACGCGGCCCAGCCCGAGATGACCACCAGCTCGGCGCCAGTGGCCTCGCAGAGCGCGTCCACGCGGGCGATGCACGCGCGATCGAGCCAGTCCGCGGGGACCGTCTGCCCGGCCCGCTGCGCGCACTCGGCGTAGGTCCCCGAGTGGTTGCACACGCCGTCGATGTCGAGGAAGACGACGGGGGCGTTCACGCGCCACCCCCCGGGCCCGAGCATCGGCGGCATGCGCCCCGTGCTGTACGCCGCGGCGAGCTGCGGCGCGATCCACTGGCCCACGGCCTCGCCGTCGGGGAGCACGATGTGGGCGAGAAACTCGCTCTCGACGCTCGTGATCCCGCACTCGACGGCCTCGAGCTTGGCCTTGATGACCAGCGCGAGCGCCCACCACCGCTGGCGGCACGCCTGCTCCCACTCGCGGAGCTGCTCGTCGGCCGATCGCCGGAGCCCGCGCCCCGGCGTGTGGGTGAACGCGCGGGCGTTCCGATCGGGCAGCGGGATGTGAAACCGCACGCGGCGGCCCTTGCACTGGAACGCGACGCTGGCGCCCTCGGGGCTGGAGAGGTAGCCGAAGTGCGTCGCGCCGTAGCGCGCGAGCGTGGACTCGATCTCCGCGCGGGACTTCTCGACGGACACGCTGGTGTCGGCGGCGTAGCGGCTCATCAATCCTCCTTCTGTGCGAACGCCCGCACGCGCTCCATGAGCGACCACAGCGCGTTGACGGTCCGCGTGTGCGGGTTGGTGCCGGCCGCCTTCTCGGCGCCGGCGCGGAGCAGCGCCTCGAACTCGCCCCAGGACGTGCCGCCGACGAACGCGTCGAACGCGGCCTGGCCGTACAGCGCCACCGCGGCGTCGATGAACGCGCGGATGGTGCCGTCCCACTCGCGCGACGCGAGGGCGAAGAAGCTCTCGCGTCGGATCAGCCACGCCTCCTGCGTCGCGCGGCTCACGCCGTCCGGCTGGTCGCGGTGGCAGAGCCAGCAGAGGATGAAGAAGTTGTCCGGCGCGTCACTCCCGCCGTGCGTGCGCGCGACGACGTGGACGCGCTGCGGGCCGCGCAAGGCGTCCACGCGGCAGCCCCAGCACGTCGTCGCGGCCTCGGCGGGGTCGATCCCGAGGCGCGCGAGCAACGCGGCGTTCGCGGCGACGATGGCCGCGTCCGTGGCGACGGCGCGGCTCACGGCGCACCAACCGCGGCACGCGAGCGCCGCGCGCGTTCTGCTAGCGTGTTAGCGGAATCGAGAGCGCTACGTCCCGCTCCGTCTGGCTGTGTCCGGTGGGTGTGACAACCACACTCGCGAGACTCTTTGGTTTCTACGGTGGCGGAAGCTCCGCCACGGCTTCGAATCCCGTTGGGGACGCCTCGGAACGACGCCGAATCCATTCGGTTTCTCCTCCGACTCGCCAGGATGTGAGCGCTATTGCGAGCGATTGAGTTGTAAACACTCATTCGCCGCTCCGCTCGATTTTCAGCTTGCCAACCTCTTCGCAGAGTGAGTGCCACGACGGCGTCGTGTACGCGTCGAGCATCGACTTCGGCGGCGCGTGCGTGACCCACCGCAGCAGCTCGCCGCGCGCGCCGTCCTCGCGCGCCAGGGTCACGAACGTGTGCCGGCTGCCGTGCTGCGCCATCGGCCGCAGCGGGATGCCGAGGTGGTCGCAGTCGATCTGGAGCATCTGGTAGCTGCTCGAGGTGCCGCGCGTCTTGCCGTGTTCGTTCGGCACGACGATGTCGTTGGGCTCCGGCGCGTGGCCGAACTTTGCGGCCCAGCCCGCGCGCCACGCGGTCAGCACCGCCGCGAGGGTCGGGTGGACCGGCACGAGCTTGATCGCCCCGGTCTTGGTGTCCTTGATCGTCCGCTTCGCGCGCTCGACCGACCGCGCGATGGTGAGCTGGCCGAGCGGGCGCGTCGTCTCGTCCCAGTCGCGCCAGCGCAGCGCCGCGACCTCGCCGAAGCGCGCCCCCGTGAGGAACGAGAGCGCGTAGAACACGCGCCGGATCTCCGGCACCTTCGCGTGCGAGAGCAGCCGCACGACCTCCGCGCGCGAGTACTTCCACGACGCGCGCGAGCCCGGGACCTTGTCGGCGATGCGCGGCACCGCGTCGGCCGTCTCGTGGCACGGCGACACGTCGATCAGCTCGACCAGCACCGCGCGCCGGAACGTGCGCTGCACGACGCTGTAGATGTTGCGCACGGAGCGCGGCGCGAGGGTGCCGCCGCGCCGCGACGGCAGCGCCTTGACCGCGTCGATGAACGCCAGGACGTGGCGCGGCCGCACGTCGGTGACGCGCATCCGCCCGAGCTTCGACGGCTTGAGGTAGCGCGCGACGCGCTTCAGGTCGTCGTCCTTCGTCGAGTAGCTCTGGCTCGCGACGTAGCGCTCGGCGAAGTCGGCGACGCTCGGCGGCCGGCGCTTGTCGAAGCCGTCGTCGGCCTTGTCCGCGGGGTCGAACTCACCGGCGTCGTACTTCGCCTGGATGTGTTCGACGTACTCCCACGCGTAGGCCTCGGTGATCTCCTTGCCGCCGCGGCGCTCCGGGATCACGAACGCGTGGCGCTTCTTGTTGCGCAGCGTGATCGCGCCGTAGAGCTTGCCGCGGTAGTGGTAGACCGAGCCGGTCCGCTTGCGGCCCATCAGCGGCCCCGGTACTTCTCGGCGTGCCGCTCGGCGGCACGCGCGATCTCGGAGCGCTTCGACAGGGGCCGCGGCGCCGGCGGCGCGGGCGCCCGGGCCGGCCCCTCGCCGACGATCGCAGCGTGGACGGCGTTGGCGTCGACGAACTTCGTGCGGCCGTCGGGCTGGTAGACCGGGATGCCGCGCCGCAGGCACCACTTCAGGAACGCTCCCGTCGTTGGGTATCCGCGCTCCTTCGCCTCGGCGTCGAGCCGCCGCAGGCGCGGTTCCGGACGGGGCGTCTCGTTTTGTGCTGCGTCGCTCATTTCGCCTGCTCCACTCGCTTGAATTCGATGCACCAGACCCACGGATTCGACGCCCACGACGCGCGAGCGCCGTTGAGGCTGTCCCACAGCGAGGCGAACTCCGCGCGCCGGATCTCGGCCTCGGTGTACGGCTGCCCGCGGTACGGACGCAGGTAGTCCGTCGGCGGGTGCTTGCCCGAGAGCCGCACCAGCAGCTCGCTGCGGCCCTGCGCGTCGGGTGGGGACACCGGCACGTCGACGCCCTCGGCGCGGATGTCTGCGTCGGCAATGGCCTGCAACCGCTCGGCGCGCACGCCCGTGACCTCGAGCGTGATGCGCGAGGCCCACCGCGGGAGAAAGATGTTCGGCCGCCACTGGTCGGCGGGATACGGCCGCGCGGCCCAGACTCTCGCGTCCGCGGGCACGTCCGCGGGGCGGGTCTTCATGTGCCGCGCGGCCATCCAGCGCTCGGCAGCTTCGCGCGTGTCCGCGATCGCCACGAACGCGTCGTCGGCCGCGAAGCGGATGCCGGCGACACTGTCACTCGCGCGTTCCTCGGCGCGCCAGGTCTCGCGGACCCAGAGCCGGTCACCGGGCACGCCGTACTGCCCGCGAATGTCTCCATTCTCGAACAGAGCGTGCACCTGGCCGTCGAGCACCTGTGTGCCCTCGAACGGCGACTCGAACGGGATCTCGAACAGCCGGCGCGTCTGCGTCTTTCGCCCGGCGAGGATCGCACGCACCATCGGCGCGCTGAATAGAATCGGTCGCTCGCGACTCGCCATCACACGTACCTCGCGGGCAGGGCGCTCTGGAGCGCGGGCGAGAGCACCGGCGGCGCGGTCGGCGCCGGCCACGGCTCCCAGACGATCTTGAATCCGGCGGCCTCGAGCTTCTTGCGCCACGTGTCCGACGCGGCGAGCGCGGTGTAGCTATCCACGGCGCACCGCCTGCTTCTCGGCGAAGGGCACGAGCGCCGTATCGGCCGCGACGTACAGCGGGTGCTTCGGGCTGCCGTCCGCGTTCTTCACCAGGCAGTGCATGGCGTGGTGCCGGGTCACGAGCGCGGTGACGCGCGCGGCCCGCGCCCGCGCCATCGGGTCCTTGCCCCACGCCGCGACGACCAGGTCCGCGCGCCGCGCGGCCTCGAGGAGGATGGCGTCGTTGTTCGGCCCGACCGGATCCGCGGCCGTGCGGAGCGCCGCCGGGTCGGTGCTGCGCAGCGCGAACAGGTTCACGACCTCGAGCGCCCCGTGGCCCCACGCGCGCGCGAAGCCGATGCACCGGCGGATCGTGGGATCGTCGGCGAACGCGTCCGCGGTGCTGGGGTTCAGCATGACGAAGAGGCAACGCGTGCCGGCCGCCCACTCGCGCGCGAGGCTGTAGCGGTACTTGAGGCACAGGCTGATCTCGGCGCTGCGCCTCATCTCCGCGGGCGCCGCGAGCATCGAGAGTTGCTCACGCATGGGCGGCCTCCGGCGTCGCGTCCAGCAGCGGCAGCCAGGCGCGGGTGTGCTCCGCGTACGTCCCCGTGAGCAGCTCGTCGCGCGTCGCCCAGAAGGCCTCGCCCTCGGTCGACGACCGCAGCTCGCCCCACGCGGGCCGTGCGGGCCACGCCACGCGCGACGTCGGTGGCGTCGCGACGTAGAGGTGGGCGTCGTATCCGCCGACCGGCGCGCGGAGGAGCAGCGTCAGCGTCTGCGCGGCCAGCCCGACCTCCTCGCGCAGCTCGCGCCGCGCGGTCTGCTCGGGCGTCTCGCCGGGCTCGCCACGGCCGCCCGGGAGCTCGACGGCGCCGCCGTGCTTCGCCGAGCGGATGCACGCGAAGCGATCGCCGCGCCGCGCGACGACGCACGCGGAGTGCGCGAGCGACGCCGCGATCGCCACGGTGATCTCCTCGAGCGTCGGCCGGCGGACGCGATTGCGCAGCTCCTCGGCGCACCACCGGCACGGCCGCGTCGGGTGGTGTCCGCACGCCAGCCCGCGCGCGATCAGGACCTTGAGCGCCTCGGGCTCGCGCAGCGCGAGGCGGAAGACGTCCTGCATGGCCATCTCGTCGCGGCTCTGCGCCCACGCGCGCTCGAGCCACGCGTCGCCGCGCTTCTCGTACCGCGGGGGCACGCCCCGCTCGCGCCGGACCGCCTCGACGAACGTCGCGAGGGTCGGTTCAGACATGGGACGCCTCCGGCGCGGTCTGTTCGCGCGTCGGCCGCGCCGCGCGGTAGCGCTCGCGCACCTGGGCCAGCACGTCCGGCGGGAGCGGCCACAGCCCCTGCGCCCCCTTGCAGGCCACCGGGTCGATGGGCGTCACGTCGCGCAGGACCCAGCCGAAGGTCCCGGTGAACCAGCGCATCTGCTCACGGCCCACGGTGTGCCCAGCCTCTTCGGCGTTGTGCGCGATGCCGCCGAACCGACACACCGCGACGATCGCGCCGTAGGGCACGGCCGTGTCGATGTAGTGGTCGCCCGCGGCGTGCTTGAACCGCGGCCCGCCCACCGGGATCTCGGTGAGCTTCTGCAGCAGCGGCAGCTCGGCGAGCATCTCGCGGACCTCGGCCAGCTCGATCGCGCCGCCCCACGCGTCGACGCGCTGGCGCCGCTGGGGCGTGGCGCCGGCGTGGATCGCGAGCCAGTCGAGCGTGCGCGGCGGCTTCCACTCGCGGTTCTCGATGCGCTTCGGGCCGTGGGCGATCAGCGTGGCCCAGGGCTGCAGGATGGTGAGAGCGACGATCTCAGCCATGCACGTTCTCCCACTCGCCGTGCTCCGGGAGCATGTCGGCCAGCACCGCGATTGCGTCCGAGACGTCGTACCCACCGAGCGCGAAGTGCGACTGCCACCACACGCGCGAGGGCCGCAGTGGGAGCGTGATCGGATCGTGCTCGGCGTGGATCCAGTAGTGGCCGCCCGTCGCGCGCTCCTCACCGCGCGTCCATCCGCGCGCGTGCATGTGCGCCTCGACGCGCTCACGCGTGAGCAGCGGCTCGAGCGCCGCGCCGTCGTGGACGTGCCGCGCGGCCCATTCGATCCGGCGCAGCCGCCGGACTTCGGCGACGAGCACAGGCACGTCGGTGCGGGCGCACGCAATGAACTCCGCGTCCTCGCTCCACCGCTGCGCGGTGTGCTGTGCCAGGTAGTGGTCCATCGTAACCGCCACCATCGTTTCGGCGTGCGCGCCACCGAAGGTCTCGTGCAGCCCCGTGTCCGGCTTCGTCGAGACGCCCAGCAAACTGCGCGACGATTCGTCGTCGAGGTAACGCGCATGCCAGGGGCCCGGCGTCGCGGCATTGGCTCGAGCCTCGATCGCGTCCAGGTCGATGCGCTCAGCCACGGCGCACCCCCTCGAGGGCCGTGCGCGCGCGCGCCGCGACCTCGCGCAGCGCGTACTCGACGCCGTACGCGGTGGATCCGGCCTCGCGGTTCATCGCGGCCGCGACCAACCCGGCCGAGGCATCCGGAGTGTCCAGTGCCGCGATCGACTCCAGCGCGGCGGCCAGCGCGTCGCGCTGCACGCGCACGGTGTCGAGGGCCCGGTCGAGCGACTCCGCGTCGCCGCGCGTGAGGTAGGCATGGGCCCAGCCCGCGACGCCGGGGTGCAGGACCTGGAAGTACTGCCCGTGCCATCGGTCGTCGTCCCAGTGCGCCACGAGCTCCTGCCACGCGCGGCCCTGCGCCGGATCGCGCGGCGTGGTCGGCTCGCCCGCCAGGCCCAGCACGACGGCGACAGTGCCCGTCGGGTGCTCGCGCCCGCCCAGCAGGATCACGGTCGGGTGGCCGATGTCCGGGAGGAAGCAACCCGACGTGTCGATCACGCGGTCGGGCGTGGTCAGGCGGAGGGGCGCGCCGAGCGAGCGCTTCACGAAGCTGCTGGGCGCCACGACCGCAACCCGCTCGTTGCTCTCGAGCGCGGCGACCGCGATCGCCACCATCTCCGCGTAGAACGCCGCCGCGGGTCGCGTCGCGCCGACGGAGTCGGGCACCAGGTTGAGCACCCGGTACCCCGCGTCCTCGAAGAGCTCGGTGACGAACGCCGGCAGCTGCGCGAGGTGGAGTCCGTCGGCCAGGAGATCGGCGAGGGCCTTCACAGCCGGCCCTCGTTGAGCAGCGTGCTCTCCACCAGCTCGCGGAGTGCGGGATTCGCCGCGCCGACCGCCAGCGCCTCGAGTACCCGACGCATCCGCGCGAAGCCCCGCGCGGCCTTGCGCGCGTAGAGCGCGTCGCAGTGGACGCCCTGCGAGATGCCAATCTGCGCGTCCGCCAACTGCTGGCGATACTGCGTGATCGCGTGCATCACGTCGCGGGCGGCGATGCGCACGCAGTCGCCCTGGACCCAGTACTCGCCCGGAACGTGCGCGTCCGGCCCGTCCGGCACGCCGTGTCCGTCGGGGCCGTTGCTGGCGTCGACGATGGTCGGATCGAGCCCGCGGAGCTGGCGCTCCGCCTTCATCTTGCCGGCGAGCTCGCCGAGCACCGCGGTGGCAGCGTCGGCGTCATCCGCGGACATCACCCGCTCGTCGAGCCAGAGCATGACGATCGCGTGCACGGTCTCGTTGACCAGGTCCTCGTCGCCCGCGCCGTACAGCTCGGTCATCACGCGCCGCGCGAGCGCACTCGCCCGCCGCTCGCGGAACTCCTCATCCCGGGTCTGCACCAATCCAACTTCGTCCATCGGATCCTCCATGGTCCCGCCGCCCGGGTGCGAGCCGGTCCGGTCTGCCCGCGGCGGGTGCGCATCTCACCGCGCCGCTTGCAGCAAGCGCTCCGCGGCCTCGCGGACCACGCCCGCGACATCGACCTCCGGGCGTGCGACGAGAAACCCGTGCAGCGGCGTCGTGCCGCGCGGCGCCAGGATCATCGCGGGCTCGTCGCGCTGGTCGTGCTTCGTGACCAGCGACACGCACCAGTCCGCGACGCGCGAGCGATGGAATGCGCCGCGCGAGAACAAGTACGTCTGGGCGGCACCGATGACGCCCGTGATCCGCTCGGCGCGGTAGAAGCCAGCGACCGGCGCGGGCCGGTTCTGATTCCGCGGGTCGCGCGCATGGAACACGGTCCAGCGCTGCCAGTCGCCCGCGTCCTCGTCGGGCCGCAGGTGGAACTCCTCGTGCTCGATCTCGCCGAGCAGGACCGTCGATCGGAGGTGAAATCGGTGGTTGTGGATCTGCCCCGAGGACTCGATTCCATCCGCCACCAGCGACGGGTGCCACACGTGGACGCGCACCTCCTTCGAGGCGTCCTCGACGAGGTACGCTTGCAGCACGCCGATGCCGTGGTGCCGCCACTGCAGGTGCGGCATCGACCGCGCCACCGTGGCGCGGAGCTCGTGCGCGCTCGCGGCCGTCATCACGGCCGTGGTCCGGTACGCGGTCGCGCGGCGTGTCTCCGGGCGCACGCCGGCTTGCAGCATCAACTCGAGTTTGTCGACGTCATTCATGTTCGTATCCTCCGGACCCGCTGCCCGGTGTGACTCCGGGTGACCGATTCCCGCAGCGGGTGCGCGCTCAGCGGCGCTTGCTGCCCTTCTTCGGCGCGGCCTTCTTCGCGCCGGTCTTCTTCGGCGCTTTGCCCGCACTGGCGCTCTTTGCACTGGCGCTCTTTGCGCCGGCGCGCTGCGCGCTGCTGATCGGCACGACCTTCGCGCCCGCCTTCACCGCGGCGCCGCGCGGCTTGCGCACCGCGACCGCGGGCCCGCCGGCCTGGCCCGGCCGCGCGACGACCGTGCTGCCGTCGGGACCCACCAGGCGCATCGGGCGCGGGTCGTCGGAGTGCGACTCGTAGTAGCCGCGCGCCTCGGCCTCCTCGCCGGGGAACGTCTTCTCCCACGCCCCCGTGTTGCTGTTCCGCGTCTCCACGAACCAGCGCCCCGCGGGATCGACGGTCCGGGCCGGACCCGCGGCGATGCCGGACTCGGACGCTGCGGGCTTCTTCGCGCGCGGCTTCCTCCCGGCCTCGCTCGCCGGCCGTGCGGCGGCATCCGTGGTCCGCTCGAGCCACCCCGCGGACGCGGCCGGCGACAGCGTGCCCGGGAACGCCTGCTGCGGGTCGCGCGGGAGACCGTCGGTGCGCCCGAGCTGCACCAGCACCGCGCGCGCGAGCTCCTCGCCGCTGCTGTCCACGAGCGTGACGTGCCGGCGCCCGTGGTCGTCGAGCTCGTCGCGCCGGACCAGCGCGCCGCCGCCGAGCCACGTGCGCGCCTTGGCCTCGTGCGTCGCCTCGAAGTCCAGCATCGCAGGCCGGCCGAGCCCGTGGACGACGTCGCGCCCGATCGAGGGCAGCTCCCACTCCTCCGGCTCGCGGCCGGGTGCGAAGTCCGCGAGCGGAATCGTCAGCGGCGTCGGCGCGCCGTACCGCACGAACCACCGCAGCGGCTGCGTCCAGTCGAACACGACCTTCGCGTTGCTGTCGCGCCGCGCGGCGTAGGCGAGATCCTTGATCGCGCCCTCGATGCACTCGCGCGTCAGGGCCACGGTCGACTGGACGAGGTTCTCGGGGGCCGCGACGTATGCGGCGTGCCAGCGGCGGCCGTCGCGCGCGGCGAAGACGAGGCGCTGCCGCAGGTGGTCACGCGCGACCACGACGAACGCCAGCGCGGGCTGGTCGTCCTCCTTCGCGCACGCGGTGAACGCGTATTTCAGCGCCGCGAGGAACGGCACGGCGTCGACGGTGGGGAGCGGCTCGTCGTCGTCCGGCGCGAACGTGCGCCGCGCTGCGCGGGACGCAATCGTGCCATTCGAAATGCTGCTCTTCGTGTCTGCACTGGCACCGTTCTCTGCGGCTGCCGCCGTCGCGGGCGTGGCGGCCGCGTCCTCGGGCGTGCTCGCGGCACTCTCGGCAACGGGCGTGGACACCTCGGTCGCGACGGGCGAGGCGGCCGGCCCCTCGGACTTCACCTCTTCCTGCAGCGACGCGAGCACGTCAGTGGCGGACTGCGGTTCTTTGTCGGTCTCTTCCATGATCGTCAATCCCTCCGCGCCACGTCGCCCCGGCGCCCGGGCGTGAATCAGGGCGCGCCCGTGGCCTCGGACGGCCGCGCGGAGTCGAGCAGCGCGCGCAGCCGCTGGACCGCGCCGCGGGCGTAGAACACGCGCGGATCCGGCACGTCGCCGAGCTCGTAGAGCGACTCGGGGTCCTCACCGCCGTGGATGAGTTGCTCCCGCACGTCGTCGAGGCGATCGCCCCGCAGCAACTTCGTCGCCGCGGCCGCCCAGCGCTGCACCGCGCGGTCCGCGCCGCCGAGCTCGGCGTGCAAGCGCGCCACGAACCAGAGGAACGTAAACACCGCCGTGTCCCGCGCGAACGCCGGCGCGTCGGGATCCACCTCGAGGCCGAGGGCGTCGCACGGCCAGTCGCAGACGTTCTCCTCGATCCGGTCCGCCGCGCGCTGGAGCAGCTCGCCGGCGGCGACGTCCGTGTCGACGGTCTCCATCGAGGTCCCCATCCCGACGGTGGCCTTCGGCGTGAGGTAGTCGACGCTGCTCTCCGCGATCCAGTGGAGCGTGGCCGTGACATCGCCGGAATCGCCGCCCGCGAAGATCACCGGCGCCACGTCGCCGTGCACCAGAAGCTTGCCGCCCCAGAGCACGACGATCTCGGCCGCGTAGAAGACCGACCACCGGCCGTCCGACTCGCGACGCTGGATCCGCCACCGGCCCGGCGCCGACTCGCGCAGCTCGTGCCCGGCGAACGCGTCGCGCGCCAGCGCCTCGAGGTTCCGGGCGTACGCCGCCGCGGTGTCGGGGCTAGCGCGCATGGTGCACCTCGGGGAACTCGGCCCACTGGCGCCCGTCGAGCACCGGCAGCGAGACCTTGCGGCCGCGCTCGAGGCGCTGCTTGTAGAAGAACTTCACCCCGGCGGCGGTGCACTGGTCGCGCAGGCTGCGCACCCAGTCCTCGCGCATCGGCCGCGCGCCGTGGCCCGACTCGGAGCCCGCGATCACCCAGTCGATGCCGCGCAGGTCGAGCGCACCGACGTCCTCGAGCAACGGCTCGACCGAGAGGAAGCGCACGGCGGCCGGCACCGCGCGGAGGTGCTCAATCCGCGGGACACCATACTTGCGGTCTTCGACGGAGACGCCGAGCCACACGTTGCGCAGCGGCCACGGGTACGACCCGAGTTGGTCGACCTCCTCGACACCGAGATTCGCGGCGGCCGTTCCGATCAGAAACCCTGCGTCGGGCGCGTGGTCGACGGCGGTCGCGCGCGCGATGCGGTCGAAGAACGCACGCATGCGCTCACCGCGCTTCGTGAGCACCTGATACGTGTGGCGCGGCGTCGCCGCCATCACGCCGAATGCCGCGCGGATGTACTCGTCGCCGAAGTCCTCGAGGAACAGGTCGCTCATCGAGTTCACGAAGACGCGCCGCGGCTTCTTCCAGCGCAGCGGCGCGTCGAGCTGGTCGGGCGCGGTGCGCGGGTCGAAGCCACGCTCGTAGGCGTGGCCCGGGATGCCGCGCCAGCGCTCCGCGAACGTCTCCGCGTAGCAGTGTTTGCAGCCGGGGCTGATCTTCCGGCAGCCGCGGACGGGGTTCCACGTCGCGTCGGTCCACTCGATGCTGCTGGCAGTGCTCATGGCTACGCCGCCTCCGCGAGGTCGCCGAGGCAGTTGGCGCGCACGATCGCTTCCGCGACGGGCGGACACACGCTGTTGCCCACGAGATCGATCCACGCCGACTGCGTCCGCGCCGCGGACATGTCGTAGTCGGGGCGGAACGCCATCGCCCGCTCGAGCTCCTTCGGCTTGAGCATGCGAAAGCCGATGTCGACGATCTGGTACTCCTCACCGTCCACGGTCACGAGCCCGAAGCGGGCCTTCGCGGTGATGGTGTGCAGCGGGTCGCGCGCGTCCTGGCCCTCGCCGGTCCCGTAGTACTTCACGAGGAAGGCCCGCACCGCGGCGAGGTGCCCGCCGCCCTTGCCGCCGCCGGCGGTCACGGTCGGCACGGGCTCGCGCACGTCGCTCCCGGTGCTCGTGCCGTAGAGCTTCGAGAGAAACACGGTGCTCGCGGTGAAGTGCTCGCGGGCCGTGACGGTCCCGAGCGGCGCGTCCAGGTCGGCGCGATAGACGCCCTTGCCGTAGTGCTTGGTCAGGAACGCCGCCACGAGTCCGTGCTTCTGCGCGCTCGCGACGACGGTGCCGAGCGGCGCCTCAATATCGAGCGCGCGCGGCGCCTGTCCCTCGCGCTCGCCGTAGCCGGTCTGAACCAGCGTCGGCACCATGAGCGACAGCTCGCCGCGGTTCGCCGCGGTGACGGTGCGAAACGGCTCCTCCACGCTGTGCGTGCGTGCGTCGCCGTGGTGCGTGACCGGCGCCAGGAACGGCACCGCGAGGCCGAACCGGTTCTCCGTGTCGATCGTACGCAGCGGCTCGCGCGCGTCCTGTCCCCGCGTCTCGCCCCGCGCGCCGCCGTGGTACTTCGTCAGCACCGGCGCGACCAGCGCGAGCTCGCCACCCCTCGCGGTTGTCACGACGGGAAGGGGTTCGTCGGCGCCGTGCGTCCGGTCGCCGGCGCGCGTGTGGCAGACGGGAACGATGAAGGGCGCGGCGCTCTCGAACACGTAGCGCTTCAGCCCCGCGGCGATGCGGCGCTCCGTCGCCGGCTTGAGCGGCTTCTTCCGTTCGAAGATCGACGGGCACGGGATCGACCAGTCGATGCACTCGGCCGCCGTGCGCCAGGGCTGCGCGCGGCCGGGCCCGTGCGAGGGCTCGGGCCAGCGGATCGGCACGCCGTCGCAGCGCGCGATGACGAAGAGCCGCTTGCGCGTCGTCGGCGCGCCGAAGTCCGCGGCCACCAGCAAGCGCCAGTCGACCGCGTAGCCGTAGCGCCGGAGCTTCGCGACCCACGCCCGGAAGGACTTGCCCTTGCGCTTCGGGCACGGCTTGTCGTCCGCGAGCAGCGGGCCCCAGTGCTCGAACTCGGCGACGTTCTCGACGACGATCACGCGCGGGCGCACCGCCTTCGCCCACCGCGTGACCGCGCACGCGAGCGAGCGCTTCTTCTTCGAGCGCGGCTTGCCGCCCTTCGCCCGGGAGAAGTGCGTGCAGTCGGGGGAGGCCCACAGCAGGCCGACGCGGCGCCCGCCCGTCGCGGTGCGGGGATCGACGTTCCAGACGCTCTCCTGGTGGTGGCGCGTGCGCGGGTGATTCGTCGTGTGGACGGCGATCGCCGCCGCACTGTGGTTCACCGCGATGTCGACCGGGCGTCCGAGCGCCGCCTCGATGCCGCTGCTCGCGCCGCCGCCGCCCGCGAACAAGTCGACCACGAGCTCGTGCGACTGGACCGCCGCGAAGTGGTTGAACAGGCCGGTCACGACGGTCTCCTCGTCGCAGCCGCGCCATCGGACAGCACGCACTCGCAGACGCCGCGGCAGTCCGCACAAGCGCGGGGCACTTCGCGCTCGAGACGCGCCCGGAACTCCGCGCGCGCGCGCTCACGCTGCTCTTCACTCAGGTCGTCGAACCACGTCTTCATCGCTCCTCCGTCCAGTCCCGTGCGGACACGAGTTCAGCTTCGGCGCGCGCCATCGCGGCTGCGCGTTCGGTCGGGCGCCGCGGCGCCGTCGGCAACCGCGTGGCCCGCACGTGCGCGCGCCGCCGCGTGGTGGGCACCGCGGGCGCGGGTGCGGCCTCGGCGACGACCAGGTGCAGCGTCGTGGCCATCACCCGACCTCGCTTTCGAAGCTCTCCGCGGGAAACTCCAGATCCTCACTCGGGCCAGAGACGTCGTAGCCGCGCGCCAGCGCGTGGCGTCGCGGCGCGACGTCGCGCGGCTCGACGCCGAGCAGCGTGCCCTTCCCCGCGGCGTACTCGCGCAGGAGGGTCGCGCGCAGCAGCGCCGCGACGATCGCGCCCGCCTCCGCGCGGGAGATCTCGAATCGGGCGTAGAGCGTGTTGACCAGCGACACGCGCGAGACGCCGGCGCCGTGTTCGCGCTGGCGCCGCGCGACGATCTCGAGCGCGGCCTGCTGACGCGGATCGAGGTCCGCCGACGCGGCGCTCATACGACCACCATCGTCGCGGGCGGGCCGAACGAGACGCCCACGTCGCGCGCGATCTGAACGCCCTGCACACAGCGCTCGCACGGCGCGTGTTCCTGGCCGCGCGTGTCGCGGGCCACGATCTGGCGACCGACGCAGCGGCCGACGGTCACGGTCTCGCAGCGCGCGGTGCACGCGAACTCGTCGCGCTGGTTGCGCACGACGCGCAGCTTCACCGCGACGCTCACGACGGCACCTGCGCGTCGTCCTCGGCCAGCAGCACGAGCAGCACCAGGCCGCCCACGCAGACCGATTTGAGGCTGCCGACCACGAGCCCACCCACGATCAGGCCCGCCGCAAGCGCGAGCGCTCCCCATTGCAGTCTCGACCGCAACATCACCGCCTCCATCCCGCGCGCACGCGGGTGCTCTGTTGGTGGGGCGCGGAGAGTCGAACTCCGCGAGGCGCCCGACGCGCCACCCCGGCCCGGTCAGCCCTCGGACGACTCGCTGCGCTTGAAGTCCTCGTCCGCGTCGGCGAGCTGCTTGCGCAGGTACTCCAGCTCGGCGGGGGCGAGTCCCTTCGCGGCGTCGACCTTCTTCCGCACACCCGCGAGCGCGCCGGGGTGCTCGGCCTCGCGGATGTCCAGCGCGAGCTGCTGCGCCTTCTCGGAGAGCGGTGGGGCCGTCGGCGCCTCGGCCGGCGCCGCGCTGGCCTCCTCGCGCGGGCCCTCGTCCGCGGCCCTGGCCGGCTCCTCGCCGGCGGGCGCGGGTGCGCCCGCCATGTCGGGCAGCTGCTCGTCGGCGACGATCGCGCCGGTGCCGGGCACGTCCTTCGCGACGACGCGAGCCGCGAGCGCGGCGGTGCGTGAGCCCGCAGCCGGCGCATGGCCGACGCTCGCCGTGAGCGTGACGCGCGTCGGGTCGTTGCCCAGCACCTGGTTGTCGACCTCGTCCGCGCGGCCGAGCCGCTGCGCGAGCTGCGGGTCGATCGAGATCACGCGCTTCGCCCACGCGTCGCGCAGGACGGTCTTGTTGCACATCTCCTCGAACCACTTCGTCCAGATGTCCTGCGTCTGGGCGCAGCGCCGGTTCTTGTCGATCTTGGCCGCGCCGACGAAGTGGTACTCGACGGGCACGCCCTCGCGCTCGATCACGAGGTACCCGCCGCGCAGGCCGCACGGCCGGTTGTTCTTCTTCGCGACGTCGGGGTGCTCGAAGATCCGGTCCGGGTCGAACGGGTCGGGCGCGTGGTGGACGACGCCGTCGACGAACTCGAACTTGTCCTTCGCGTGGACGAGCACCGGGTGGACGCGCTTCACGCCCGGCTGCCGCTCCATCAGGAACTTGAAGCCCTGCCACTGCGGCGAGACCGTGACGAGCCCGCCGCGCGGCACGAGCGCGACGTGGCGGTGGTGCGACCCGGGCAGCAGGCCCATCTGCGCGCACTCGAGGAACGCGCGGAACAGCGACTCCGGCGAGCACTGCGCCAGCTTCGGATCCTGCGCCGCGAGGTAGCACTGCGCGGCGAACGTCGTCTCGTCCATGTAGCCCGACAGCGCGGCGCGCAGCGCGGCCTGCATCGACGGGGCCGACATCCAGCCCTTGATCTGCAGCGCGTTGCTCTTCGGCGGTGCGGCCTCGGCGCGCGGGGCGCGGGCCAGCGACGTATCCTGCGTCATTGGTTCTTCTCCGTGTCTTTCACGCGGACATCCAGGCGGCGCCCCATCGGGGTGGAGTGCCGCGCGATCACCTCGGGCGGCGCGCCGAGCTCGGTCGCGACCGCCTCCCACTGCACCCACGCGCCGTTCGGCGCGCGGTACGTCGCGCGCGCGCCGGGCGCGGCGATCCCCTCGGCGTCGCCGATCGCGGCGACGACCAGCTGCGCCAGCCGGTCCTGCTCCCGCGCGGCGGCCTTCGCCGCGGCGCGCGCGGCCGCGTACGCGCGGAGCAGGTCGTGCTCCTCGGCGGTCGCGTCGCGCAGCGGCGCCTTCGTCGCCGGGAACTGCGCGACGAGCCACGCGCGCGCGGTCTCGCTGCCGTCGAGCGCGGGCGGCGCGCCGCGGCGCACCAGGTCCATGAAGGCCTCGGCCCGCTCGAAGAGGTACCCGATCAGCGCCTCGTTGCGCTCGATCCGATAGAAGCGCGGCGCGCCGGCGACGAGCGCCGCGACGTCGGCGATCTGCTCGCCGGTCACGAACAGTTGCCACTGGGTCTGCGCGATGTACTGCTCGGGGATCGCGTCGTCCTCGGCGCCCCACGCGCGCATCGTCGTCAGGCCCGCGTGCTTGATCTCCAGCAGACGCACGCGGCGCCCGCCCTGGAGCACGTTGCGGTCCGGCGTCGCGAGCGCCCACGGGTGCGCGGGGTGCGCGACCGTGTCGGACGGCTCGAGGGTGACGTCCGGGTTGCGCCGCGCGTAGAGGCGGGCGATCGGCTCCTCGAGGATCTCCCCGAGCTCGACGGCCTCCGACATCGCCCCGGCGTCGACGCCGACGGTCTTCGCCATCCACACGTCCCACGGCGACGCGTACGGGTGCAGCCCCGCGACGGCCGCTACTTCAGAAGCTCCCAAGCCGTGCCTCCGGCGCTCGAGCTGCTCAGCGGACAGCATCGGTGCCCTCCCCGCCCGCCACGTCGAGGCGCGCGCGCCGCGCCGCCGCCCGCGGGGTCTCGCGCGGGAACTCGTTGCGCTTCACCGCGCGGTCGTAGAGCACCACGTTCACGACCGCCGCGAGGTTGAGACAGTGCGCGGTCGGGACGTAGACCACGTCGCGGCACCAGCCGAGCACGCGCGCGCCGAGCGTCGCGTCCTCGGCGCCGAACACGTAGAACGCCCGCGCCGGGTGCGTGTACGTCGCGAGCGACTGCGCGCGGGGATCGAGTTCGACCGCGACGGGCACGCAGTCGAACGGGATCACGTCGTGCAGGTCCGCGACCTGGAGCAGCGGCAGGTGGCGGTACGCGGCGAGCGTGTCCGACCCGACGCGCTTGTAGCGCTCGCCGGCGACGGCGACGAGCGCCGCGTCGAAGCAGCCCGCGGCGCGCAGCACGGCGCCCACGTTGTGGACGTCCTTCGGGTGGTCGAGCCCGATGGCGGCGAAGCCCTTCATCGCGGTGGCTCCCCGCTCCCGACCGCGACGTCGGCCGGCGTGATGTGCGCGCCGCACCACGGGCAGAAGTTGAGGAGCAACCCGCGGTCGCTCGCGTAGCGCTTGAAGACCACCCCGACGACGCGGGACTCGCCGGTCGCGAGCGTCGTCAGCTCGAACTCCGAGAGGCCCTTCGCGCGCGCGTTGACCATCTCGAGCCGGTCCGCGAGCGGCTTGCAGTACGGCCCGCTCGCGCCCGCGCACCGCGGCCGGCGCGGCGCGGAATGGGCCCCGCGCGCCGCCGCCTCGAGCACGGCCACGAGCGCGCCGCGCGCCTCCCACAGCCCGGAGTACGCGCCGGGCGGCGCCGCGTCGTCGCGCGCGGCCACGATCGCCTCGTCCAGCTTCGCCAGCGCGTCGCCCGCGAGGGCGACCGAGGCGTGCGGCACGCCCGCCAAGGTCGGCCCGGTGCTCAAGCGGCCCTCCACGCGCCGCACGCGGCGTTCTGCTGGATCGCGGCGCGCTTGCGCTCGACTTTGGCGATCACGCGCTCGAGCGCTTCGGGGTGCACCGCGTCCTGCGCGTCGAAGTACTCGTGCTTTGCGAGACGGCGCGTCTCGCCGCGCTTGCCGACGCACGCCACGCCGAGCAGGAACGCCAGGTTCGCGGGCGTCGTGCGCGGACGGTTCGGGTCGGGCCGCGGCGCGGGCGCCGGCGGCGGATCGAACTCGCCCGCGAGGGCGTCGCGTCCGTACTGCTCGCACGCGTCGCAGCCGACCGGGCACGCGCTGGTGTTCGCGGCGTGCATCAGCGCACCTCCTCGCCCGCGGTGAACGCCAACGCGAGCGCGAGCTGCGCACCCGCGCGCGGCACAGCCGTCGCAGCTACGGTGGTCTGCTCGCGGTTCGCTTCGTGCGGCGCCGGCGCCGCCAGGATGCGCTCGAGCTCGTCGAGGCCCGCGTCGACCTCGCGGTTGATCTGCCGGATCTCCGCGAGCAACACCTCGGGCGGCGGCAGCGTCGCCGGGTCGATCGGCGCGGATCGGTGCTTGCGCGCCATCACGCACCCGCCTTGGTCAGCGTGACCAGTACCGTGCGCACGTTGGTGCCCGCGGCCGCGAACGTGTTCTCCGGGAGGTCCTCGATCGTCCCGCGGTGCAGCTCCACCAACTCGCGGAAGCCCACGGCCTTGCGGTTCTCGCGGAACGCCGTGCCACCGCTCATCACCGCGACAAGGCGGCCCCCCGGCCGGACGAACTCGAGCGCGTGGCGCACGTGGTCGATGTCGGCCTGGCGACCGAACGGGGGATTGGCGACCACGGCATCCACCAGCGGGATCCGGTTGACCCAGGTGCGGCCCGCGCGGATCGCCCAGACGGTGCCGTCCGTGACGCCGAGGTCGGGCGCGATCTGCCTGGCGGACTCGCCCGCCGCGAGGCGACGCTTCGCGACGAGGGCGTCATCGAGCGTGAGCTTCGAGCGCGGATGCCGCCCGGCGACCGCGTAGTCTGCGGGGCGGTGCGCGCGCTGGTCCGCGTTGTTCTCGCCGCTCGTCGTGTATTCGAGGTTCGAGAGCCAGTTGCGGCTGCGGTCGCCGTCGGGGTGCTTGTGGTTGACTTGGTGGCCCGCGGGGCACGGCCCGAGGAACGCCTCGGCCACGAGCCGGTGGACCAGCCGCGACGCGCGCTCGCCGTCGCCGGTGAGCACGACGTTGAGGTAGCCGTCGACGCGCCGCGCGAGCGCGAGGTCCGTGCCCGCCTTGTAGCCTTTCCGCGTCACCAGCCGCCGGACCCGGCCGTGCGAGCTGACCTCGTAGTACGCCTCGAAGCCGACCACCGGGCGCCACATCTCTTCGCCGCGCACGATCGCGTCGACGTCGACCGCGGGCGGCAAGGCAGGCGCCCCTGGCTGGACGAGCAGAAAGTCATCGGCGATGACGACGTGACCATCGCGGTCGAATCCCTGCGCGCGCAAGACCGCCGCTCGATCCATATCGAGCTCGCCGCACGACACCAGCGCGCCCGCGTCGCGCAGCGGCACGGCGATGGCGCCCTCGCCCGCCGAGGGTTCCAGCACCCGCATCCCCGGCCTGATCCCGGCGAGCGTAACCATGCGCGCGACGAGCCACGCAGGCGTCGCGAAGTACCCGAGGTCCCGCGCCGTGGTGATCTCGCCGGCGTTGATCACCGCGTCGAGCAGGTCGGTGGGGTCCGAGGGGAACAGGTGAGCCCGCGCCTTGCGGTTCCACTTCCCGCCGCACTCCTCCAGCACCGCGTTGGTGCGCTCGTAGAGCTTGCGCTCGAGCTGACCGCCCGTGATGCGCACCGCGTTGCCGTCGATCTCCAGCGTGCTGAGCACGCGGAGCACGTCGTCGTGGATCCTCATCGCTCCTCCCGTGCGGTCGCGAGATACAGCCCGTGCTCGTCCTGGCAGACGTCCGTCACGCGCACGGACCAGACCGCGAGCAGTTCCTCGAGCGAGCTGAACTCGTAGGCGTGCTCCGCGAAGCCGCGGTCGCGCCGGTTCATGAACAGCCACTTCCCGTTCGACCACCGGCGGATCACGCCGAGGTCGTCGCTCGGCACGCGCACGTGCGCGGCCTGCAACGCGGCGCGGCCCGCGGGCGTGATGCGCGTCCAGGCCGTCGCGTCGCCGCGCTCGTCGCGGCCGTGGAGCGAACTCGCCAGGCCTTGTGCGCGCAGCACCGCGAGCACCTCGCCGACCGCGCCCCCGAGATCGGCGATGGCGCGCAGGTCGGCGGGCGCGAGCGGCCCATCGCGATCGAGCGCGCGGAGCACTGCGGCCTCGTGGGTGGTGAGCGACGCCACCATCAGCGCACCGCCTCGAGCACGACGCCCGGCCAGCTCTCGCGGCCCTCGCGCACCAGCACTGGCGTGCTCGGCGCGACGGCCGCCACCGACTGCACCGCCCCGTACGCGGAGCACAGCGTCTCCGGCGGGACCTCCTCGATCGTGCCGGTCGCGGTGTCGCGCACGCGGATCCACCCGACGCGCGAGCCCATGACCGAACCGAGGCGCGGCAGGGCGCTCATCGGCGTGGCTCCGCGAAGTACACGTCCAGCGCCGCCATCACCACCGCGGGCACGCGCGGCCGGATCGGCGTCAGGAGGTCACGTGCGCTGGTCGACCAGGTGCCAATGCTCTCGCTCGCGTCGCCGCCGACCACCGCGATCGACACCACGACGCCGCGCTCGCCGGCATCCGTCAACCGCAGCTCGAGCGCCGGGAGGGGAATGGTCCGCAGCGCGCTCATCGGACACCACCGTTGTTGACGCGCGCCGCGGCGCGCTCGTTCGCATCGCGGATCGCGTGCACGATGTTGTGAAAGTTCGACGCGTCGGTGCGTTCCGCGCGCGCCGTGAGCGCGTGCTCGCGCACCCACCGCTCCACCAGGTCGTGGTCGACGACCCGCGAGGTCGCCTCGTAGAACACGACGCGCCGGCCCTCGATCGTCGCCCACGTCAGGCAGACCGCGACGGGGCGCCCCGCGAGCTCGCCGATCGTCACCAGCCGACCCCGCGAGTCGCACTCCCAGCGCACCCGCTCGTGGAACATCGACCACAGCGCCGTGCGCTCGTAGTCGGTCGCCTCGACGGCGTATCCGCAGCGCTCCATCTCCGGCGCGCCGGTCGCGCCCGCACGCTCGGCCGCGGCGTCGATCTGGTCCGCCAGGGTGTCCGCGGTCTGGCGCGCGTCGCGCAGGTCATCGCCCGCCAGCGCGATCGCGTCGCGGATCTCCATGCGCACCCGCTGGGCGAGTTCGTGCAGCGCGCCCTCGAGGGGTGTCCGTGCCGTGCGGCGGCTCACAGCGCACCCCGCGGTTGCCGCCATGCGCGCGGATCGGGCAGCGTCGCGGGCTCCTCGTGCGGGAGCGCCGTCGCGCGGCGATAGACGCCGTAGTGGCCGAGCCCGCACCCGAGCTGCTCGCTGTCGCGGCGGTCCTCGGGATCGACCGGCGCGCCGGGTCGGGCCACGGTGCGCGGGCGCGCATGCGACACGATCACGCCGCGCTCGCGGCGGCCGACGGCGCCGCACGCCGCGCAGAGGTACCGTCCCATCGCGAGCGGCGCGGGTTGCCAGGTGTGGGCGCAGCTCACGGCGCACCTCCGGCCACCGCGCGCGCGTCCTCGGCGTCGTGGACCGCGCACTCCTCGCAGATGCCGCCTTCGCTCTTCGCGCGGGCCGTGCAGTCCGGGCGCGCGCAGGGGTGCGGGCGTTCCGCGGCGCAGGCGCGGCACCACGCGTACATGCCGACGTCCGCGACGGCCGTGACCCGCTTGCACCCCGAGCACTTCCCGTGGGCGTCGAAGAGCAGCTCGCCGCTCGCGAGGGCGCAGCTCGCCGCCGTCGTCTCCTCGTAGCGCGCGAGCGCCCGCTCGACGTCCTTCTTCAGCGTGTCGAGGTGCTTCGCCAGGCTGTACGCAGCGCCGCTCTCGGGGGCGCCCTGCAGCGCCCGCTCCGCGTCCGCGAGCGAGACCTTCGAGTCCTCGAGGCGCGTGAACAGCGTGTCGACGAGATCGGCGAGGGCCTTCGCGTCGAAGGGCTTCGTGGGCTTCGTGGTGAGCATCACGCCACCCCCGCCAGCGCGTCGTTGTCCGCGTCGTATCCGGCGCTCCAGGGCAGCGCGCCCGTGTCGGCCGGCTCGTGGCGCCGGTCGTTCCTGGCGCGCAGGTGGTCGCGGCAGGCGTCGTCCACCAGGCGCTCGATCTGCGCCGCGGACACGCCCTCGGCCCACGCGAGCTCGGCGTACTCCAGCTCCGGCCCGCCGCCGGGGGCGGTCACCGAGAGTACTTCCATCCCCTCGCTGAACAGCCCGACCTCGGGCTCTGCGGGGATCACCTCGAACGCGATCGCCACGCGGCGCGTGGTCAGCTGCAGTTCCGTGCGGAGGGTGGACGACGTGTACATGCGCGGCTCCCGTCCGCGCCGTGGGTGGCGGGGACAGGTACAGACTAATTAGCCTTGATCGCCCGAGCAAGAGGGTGGCTAACGAATCTTAGTCGCCAGCTTGAATTGGTAGGCGTGTGTAGGTTTCGGCTACCAGTCGCGCGGCCACACGGCCCAGCAGCGCCCGGGTTTGTCGGTGATCTCGGCCACGGCCCATTGCTTGGTGCCGCCGCGCCGGACGATCAGCGCCAGGCCGTCGTTCGACGGAAGCTGCCACGGCCAGACTGCGCGCCAGGTCCACTCCGCCGACAGCAGCGCGAGCGGGTAGCCGTAGATCTCTGCCATCCGGATCGCGACCATCGACTGCGACGCGCCGAAGGGCGCCGCGAGCGCGGCCAAGTCGTGCCGCCCGATGGCGCTGATCGCCTTTCGGAAGCCGTAGCGCGGCAGGATGATCCGCACGCCCGTCGCGACCGCCTCTTTCTTCACGCGCGGCTCGATCAGCGGCAGCCCGCGCCGGATCCAGTCGCCCTCGACCACCTCGGTCGCGGCGCGCAGATGCACGGCCGCGGGCGGGTGCCCGCTGTGGAGCGTGATGTCGTCGAAGCGGTCGTCGTTGTCGTTCTCGGCGCGCCACGCGTATGGCCGCACCGGGCGGTCCACGAGCTCGATCTTGGCGGTGCGCGGGTGGCGCTCGGCGAACACGAGGCCCGGCACCGCGTCATCCTCTTCCAGCGCGGCGTGGTGACGCATCCGCTGCGCCTCGCCCTCCCATTCGGCCTCGTCCATGCCCGGGATAGTACGAGCGCGCCCAACAGGCCACGGACGCAGGCTGTCACGATGGATGTGGCGAGCTCGGAGCTCGCAGCGGTGGCGAGCGGGCGCCGGGCTGCCGAGAACTTGCGCTCACCCCTGCGGGTGAGGCCGAGTGGCAGAGCTCGGGAATCGGCGGCGGCTAGAAGCCCAGGAAGACCTTGAGTCCGGCGGTCACCGAGGCGAGGTCGGCCGCGGACAGCCGACCGACGATCCGCCGGACGCGTTGCTTGTCGATCGCGCGGACCTGGTCCGTCAGCGCGGTGGAGGGATTGGTGAGGCCGTTCGCCGCGGACGGTTGGATGACCGGATAGAGCGGCCCGACCCCGGCCGTGCTCGTGAGCGGCACGATCGCCATCATCGGGAACTTCAGCGCGGCCACGACGGCGTCGGCGCTGACGACGACGCACGGACGGTCGCCGCTCTGCTCGTGGCCGACCGTCGGATTCAGGTTGGCGAAGACGACGGCACCGCGCGCGAGCATCTACTTGCCCTCGAGCGTCCAGCCGCGCTGCGTATCCCACCGAACCGCCTGGCCGGCGTGCGGATCGAACCAGCCCTCCGGCTCGGCCGGCAGCGCCGCGGCCCAATCCGCGAGACCGAGCTCGGCGAACGCGAGCGACTCCGCGTGCGGGTTCTCGAGGGACTCGAGCAAGGCGTCCTCGGCGCGGGCATCCACCGGGGAACTATGCGGCCCGGGAGCTCCGGGCGGCAAGCGCGCGGTGATGTGAGTGATCTGGGCTTGCAGCTCGGCCACCGTGACCTGGAGCCCCGCGAGTTCGGCCGCCATTCGCGCCAACTCGTCCGCCTGCGCGCGCGCCCGCGCCGCGCTCTCGCGCTGGATCTTCCGCAGCAGCCGCTCCGCGTCGCGGTGCTCGCGGAGCTCGATGCCGGTCGATGCCCGCGCACCGCTCGACATGCCGGCGCGTTTCAGCGCGCGCTCGACACGGAGCGAGGAGTCGTCTGTTGCGCGGGAAGCGTCGCGCAGCCACCGCTCCGCCTCGCGTGCCGCGACCTGGTCCTCCGCCGGGTTCTTCATCGCCGCGGCTCCCCGTCCGGCCCGGCAGCATCCGGCGGCGGGAGAAACACGGGGTCCGCCGAGGCGCGCATGCGCGCCTCGATCTCGGCATGGGCCGCGCGGAGGTCCGGCGCGCCGCCGAGCACAACCTCGAGAATCTGGGTCACGAGCTCGTTGGCCACGGTGGCCGGGAGCGCGATCCGCGCGAGCAGCTCCGCCCGGATCACGAGGTGGTTTCCGCGAATGGTCATCGCGGGCGTCAGCTCGTCGTGGAGGTACGCCGCGGCGATCGCGCCCGGCGGCACGTAGTAGGCCTCGATCGTGAGGGCGTCGGCGCCGCCCGTGACGCGCGTGTGGGTGACGAGCGGAGGCGGACGGGTCTCGTCGCCTTCCAGCGGACGGATCTCGATGCCACGAAACTTCGCGGTCGTGGTCACAGTGTCCGGCGCCTCGGGAATCGGTTTGTCACTGGCTGCCATGGCTACTTCTCGCTCTGCTTCGTCCCGAGCTTCGGCGGCGCCGGCGGGAGGTCCTTCGGACCGCGCAGGCCTGGGATCTTGTCGACGGCCGCCTGGCTCTTGGCGGTCTCCTCGGCGAGCAACTGCTCGAGCCGGGCCTTCTCGCGCTCGCGCTGCGCCTCGGCTTCGGCGGGATTCGCCTCTTCCCAGCGCACCTTCTCGTCCAGCGCGAGAATCTCCTTGATCCAGTGCTCGGGCGGCGGATCGACCTTCGAGTGGTAGATGCGTGTGTCGATGCTGCGCTCGGTCTTCTCACGCAGCTCGACGCCCGCGGCCTGGAGCCCGACGAGGGCCTTCCGCTTGTTCGGATAGCGCTCGTCATACTCGATGCGGATGTCGGGCTTCGAAGGCGGCTCGCGGGCCTCGTACGCGGCCAGGGCGCGCGCCTCGAGCTCATCCCGCGAGACGTTCATGTACTTCGCGTAGCCGCGGACGGTCAGGTCACCGGCACCGCGCCCGTGCACCTTGAGCGTCGTGACCTGGGCATCGGTGAGCCCGACGTGGCCGGCGAGCTCGACCGCGGTCCGGCCGGGCTTCTCCGCCAGCCAGTCTCGCGTCCATTGCTGGAGGTACGCGTTGATCGCCAGCTTCAGCTTCGCGTGGTCTCCTTTGGGCACGCCTCGAGCCCTAGCACCGATCTGGCTAACGGTAGTTAGGCTCATGGAGCACCGAGAGGGTTGACGGGCTGTCTTGGACTAATTAGTCTAAGCCTCATGGCAGCACTCATGACTGCGGGCTCGGCGGGCTTCGCGAAGTTCCTCGCGGACAACGCGATCGGTGATCCAGCGGCCGCGGAGGCGCTGGGCACGAACGAGATCAGCGTCTATCAGTGGCGCACCGGACGGGCGCGTCCGAAGGAGCCCTTCCGCCGCGCGATCGCGACGTGGACGAGCGAGGCCGTGCCCGAGTCCGCGTGGCTCACCGACGAGGAGCAGGCCACCGCGGCGAAGGTCGTGCCGTTCGAGCCCGCTGCGAACGGAGCGCAGTAGGCCATGCGCGCTCCGGAGACCACCGCGCCCGCAGGCGCGGACGATGCCGCTCGCCCGACGCACGGCGACGATGACCTGGCGCAGCTGCCGCCGGTGCTGGATCCGCGCGAGGAGCGCGAGCCCGTCGTCGAGAACATCACGCCGTCGCCGCTCGGCGGCGACGCCCGCAGCGCCCGCCTGGCGCAGGCCGCGCAGGCCGTCGCTGCACTCCAGGCGCTCCACGCCACGCGCGACCCGCAGCTCTCGGCCGTCCGCGGCGCGAGCGCCGACCGCGCGCTCGCCGACGCCTGCGCGTCGGTGCGGCAGTTCGTGTTCGCCCACGAAGGCACGGGGGCGTAGGCCGTGGCGCTCGAGCCGACGAGCACCGGCGTCGCCACGTCCGAGGTCGCGACGTACGAGCGCGTGCAGTGTCGTGCGCGCCGGCACGAGCGGGCCGTCCGCGACTACGCCGAGGGTTATCGAGCGAGCGAGATCGTCGCCCCGCTGTGGGTCGCGCGGCTGCCTGACGGAACGCGATTGCTCATCGACGGCAACCACCGCCTCGACGGCGCGCTTGAGGCGAAGCAGCCGCAGCTCAACGTGCAGGTCTTCGACGTGAAGACGCGCCTCGAGGCGCTGCGCCTCGCGATCAAGCGCGCGCGCGAGGCCATGGGGCTGCGGTTCTCGCTGGAAGACCGCCAGAGCAGCGCCGAGCAGGAACTGATTCTCGACCCGTCGCAGAGCAATCGATCGATCGGTAACGACTGCGGGCTTTCGCACCCGACCGTGCAGAAGATCCGAGAGCGGCTCGAGGCTGATGGAAAGATTTTCCAACAGCCCACGCGCCAGACCTCGGACGGCAAGACGCGCCCGGCGAAGAACAAGCCGTCCGCTCGCTCGGCGACGCCCGCGCCAACCGCGCCCGCTGCGCCCGCTGCGCCCGCTGCGCCAACCCTCCAGACTGGAGAGTCGTCCGACCATCGGCACGAGGATCTGCCGCGCGCCGCCGCGCCGGCGCCCGAGCGGCCCGCAGCGCCTCCGGAAGCGGGCGCGGCGAAGCCGCAGCTCGCGCTTGTCGCGCCTGCGCGCGCGATGGCCGCGGAACCGGTCGCGCTCGACGCAGACGCGTGCGAGGCGAGCGAAGGGCCGTGGGATCTCCAAGCCGAGCTGATGGATCTGCACACGGAGCTCGACCGAGTCCGGCGCCTGTGTCCTGCGCGCGACGTGCTTCGCGTCGCGCGGTTCGTCGAGTCGTGGCTCGTGAAGTTCAAGGAGAGTGCGCATGGCGTCCCCGTCGCGAAGTGACCTCGACAACACGCCCAGCACGCATCTCGTGCTGTCGCTCTGCCGCAACAACCTCGATTGGCACCGCGCCTGCGGCGAGCTGATCGACAACGCCTTCGACGCCGGCGCGACGTCGGTGGCGATCTCGATCGAGAAGCGGCGCGGCGTCGAGACGTTTTCGATCGCCGACAACGGTGTCGGGTGCGACGACCTTCGGAGCTTCGTGCGCCTCGGCGACCACCGCGGAAAGGCCAGCACGCGGCTCGGGCAGTACGGCATCGGCGCGAAGGAAGCGATGCTCTGGATCGGTCAGGAGCCGCCGCGGATCAACGTCACCAGCGTCCACGGCGGCAAGGAGCACCGGCTCACCTACGACTTCGCCGCGGTCTACAAATCCGGGTCGTGGGCGATCGACCCCGACAGCCTGCAGACCGAGGACGCGACGCCGGGCGAGTGCGGAACCATTGTGCGCGTGCAGTCGCCGCGGCTGCGGCAGCTGCCCCACGGCGCGGCCTGGGACGGATTCGTTGCCCGACTCGGCTACCTCTACGCGCCCGCCATCAAACGCGGACGACAGATCACCTTCGCGCGGAACGGCGAGGTGCCGCAGCCGATCGCCCGCTACGAGCTGCCTCCGCTCGAGCCCGGGTTCGTCGACGCCATCGTCGACGTCGGCGGCAAGCAGGCGCGCGTCCACGTCGGCATCGTCGCTGAGGGCGCGTCGAACCCGCGGCCCGGGATCACGTACACCTACGGGTTCCGGGTGATCGTCGCGGCGGGCGGGTATGGCTGCGGGCCGTTCGACTACACCCGCATCGCAGGCGTCGTGGACCTCGGCGCTGGCTGGCTGCTGACCAAGAATAAGGACAACATCTCGCAGCACGCGGACGAGCTCTATGCCGCCGTGCTGGCTATCTGCGGCGACGTCCTCCGGCGCGCAGAGGTCAAGGGGCAGCGCGTCGAGTCCGCGGCGTTTGAGAACGCGGTCGATCGGCTGTTCAACGACATGGTGTTCGGCCAAGCGGACGCGAAGGCGCAACGCGGGAAGGGCAGCGAACACGGCACGAAGGAGCCGACCGGGCGCGGAGGGAAGCACGGACGCGCGGAGAAGACCCAGCCAGGCGACAGGTTTCCGCGGGTCTCGCGCGGCGCCCTGCGCGTCACATACAACGACGATCAGACCGGCCGGCTTGGCGAGTACTCGCCGCCGGGGATGGTGATTCTCAACACTCGCCACCCCGCGATCGGACTGTGTCGCGCACAGAAGAACGAGCTCGCAACGGCCCTCGCAGCCGCCTCGCTGTTCTCGGCGCAGGCGCTGACCGGCGAGCAGCTGGTGTTCAAGCGAATCATCACCGACGCAGGCGGGCCAGCAGATCGCTTTGTGTCGATGCTGAGCGAGATCCTCCGCGGCGCGCGGGTGGACGGCAAGGCGCTCGAGCCGCCGGCGGCTGACCGGCCGGCCGCCGGGGACGCGGAGTAGCCCATGCGCCTCGCTCCGCTCTCCGTCGCCGACGACGCGCTGCTGCGCCGCGCGGGCTTCACGCCGCTGCCCTCGGGGCTCTGGCTCGACGCCGCGGCCGGGTACGCGCTCCGCCCGCACCTCGCCCTCGAGCGCGCGCGCGGCGACGCCGCGCCCTCGCCCATCGTGTCCTGGCACGAGTTCGTCGCACGCGAGACGCGCGCGGCCGAAGGGACGCGCTGACCGATGCGCCTCGTCGTTCCCGCGGTCACGCTCGCGGCGGCCGCGTTCGCGCTCGCGCTGCTGCCGGCGAGCCCCGCCGACGCGCCCCTGCTGCTGATCGTCGGCGTGCAGTTCGTCGCGCTGGTCGTGCGCGCGAAGGGCGGTCTGTAGGTGACCGCGCGCGCGACTGAGCAGGGTCTTCTTCTTCGGCGCTGCGGGCCGGCGCCGGGGCGCGAGCGCGTCGCGCCAGAACTTCCACGGCGACGGCCAGCGGCGCGAGAACTCGTCGCGGACGGGCTCCCGCATGCGGTCGCTCGGCGCGCACGGCGCCTGCTCGTCGCCGGGGCGTGGGGCTGCGGGCTTCGATTTGTCGGTGGCCATGGGGCCACGGTGCACGCGCCGACGCGCGCGGGGGAGTTGGCTCGGTGAGCGATCGTCCAACCGAAACACCTGCGCAGGGTGTGGCTGTGCGCTGCCCGCAGTGCGGCCACCCGCTGGCCCAGCGCAACGCCGCGGCGGCCACCCGCGACCTGTCGACCGCCCGCGTCCAGGGGCGCGCCCGGATCGCGCGCATCCTGCACGACATCGCGTACGCCACGCCGGAGAACGAGGGCGTCTCGCTGGTCGACGCGTGGGCCGCGCAGCTCACGGTCTCCGACGAGACGATCCGCAACTGGTGCGACCCGACCCGCACGCGGGCGTGTCCCGCGTTCGGGGACATCGACGCGCTCGACGACGACAGCGTGGAGCGGATCGTGCGGCGCTGGCTCGAGGACCGCGCGGCGCGCCGGAAGGCGCCGACGGCGGCGGTGGATCCGCGCCTCGAGGTGCTCGCGCTCGCGGGCCAGGTCGGCCGCGCGGCGGACACCGCGGCGGAGGTCGTGTCGCCGCCGTCGGCCGCGGGCACCGACGTCACCGCCGACGAGTGGGCCCGCGTCGAGGGCGAGTTCGCGCGGTCGGAGGAGATGTCGCGCGCGGCGAAGCTCCGCGCGCGGGCCGCCAAGCTCGCGGCGCGCGCGAAGGAGCAGGGCCGGTGAGCCGCCGCGGCAAACCCACCGCGAACGTGACCGCGCCGCGCCAGTGGTTCCGGCCACCGCCGTGTCTCGGGTGCGGGCAGCGCTCCGCCCGCTACAACCTCATGGGCCAAGCGGTCCGCCACCCGCGCGACCCGGGGCAGGAGGCGCACGCGCGCGACGGCCGCACGCAGGCGCGCTTCTGCACGCTGCGCTGCGCGCTGGAATACGCGCTGCTCCACGCGGGCGCGCGGCGCTACTGCTACGACTGCCGCGAGTGGGTGCACGCGAGCGCCGAGTGCGGCCACCGCGTGCCCTCGTTCGTGCCCGCCGCGAGGGCGTCGTGAGGGGCGCGCACCGGCAGGAGTCGCTCTTCGGTGGGCGGCGCATGCAGATGGACGAGTCGATCGCGATGACGATCGCCTCCGTCGTCGAATACGGCCAGCGCCACCGGCACTGGGCGATCGCGTGGAGCGGCGGCAAGGACTCGACGACGCTGCTCACGCTCGTCGTCTACCTGATCCTCGCGGGCAAGGTCCCGGCTCCGCAGACCCTCACGGTGCTCTACGCGGACACGCGCCTCGAGCTCGTGCCGCTGTGGGACGCCGCGCGCGCGATCCGCGACGAGCTGGCGGAGCACGCGGACGCCCTCGCGGCGGTGGGCACGCGCCTCGACGTCCGCGTCGTGATGGCGCCGCTCGACGAGCGCTTTCTGGTCTACATGCTGGGCCGGGGAGTCCCGCCGCCGAACAACAACACCCTCCGCTGGTGCACCGCGCAGATCAAGATCGAGCCGATGGCGCGGGCCCTCGAGGCCGTGGCTATCGAGCTCGGCCTCGGCGCGATGGTCCGCGTCGAGAAGAAGGTCAACGGCCGGCTCGAGGCGCGCGACGTCTACCGCGGCCACGGCGCGGAGAAGCTCCTCGTGCTCACGGGCGTGCGCCAGGGCGAGAGCGCGGTGCGCGACGGCCGCATCGCCCTGTCGTGCACGCGCGACGGCGGCGAGTGCGGGCAGGGCTGGTACCAGGAGGACCTCCCCGACGCGCTCTGCGACACGCTCGCGCCGATCCTGCACTGGCGCATCTGCCACGTCTGGGAGTGGCTCTGCCACTGGGCGACGCAGGTAGCGTTCGGCGACTGGACCGGCACGAAGCTGATCGCGCTGGCGTACGGCGGGCGCGACGGCGACGAGGCCTCGGAGATCGGCGCGCGCACTGGCTGCACCGGCTGCCCGCTGGCGGAGGAGGACACCGCGCTCGACGCGATCCTCAAGCTCGTCGAGTGGGCCTACCTCGCGCCGCTCAAAGAGCTGCGACCACTGTGGCGCGAACTGCGGCTGCCGCGGAACCGCCTGCGCAAGCCGGGCGGCGAGACGCGCAAGGACGGCACGCTGGTGAAGAACCAGCAGCGCATGGGTCCGCTCGTGTTCGAGGCGCGGCTGCGCGCGCTCGACCTGGTGCTCGACATCCAGCGCCGCGTGAACACCGCGGCGGACCGGCAGGAACGCCCGCGCGTCGACCTGATCAACGCCGAGGAGGAGGCGCGGATCCGCGAGCTGATCGCCGCGGAGACGTGGCCGAACAAGTGGACGGGCGAGGAGCCCACGGCGGACGTGATGCTCGATCAGTACAACGCCGACGGCAGCATCCAGCCGCTCCTCTTCGAAGCGCTGCGGGGGACGCGATGAGCACGCCCGCGCGCCCGCCCGTCCCGGTCGACTCCGGCGCCGCGCTCGCCGCGCGCGAGGGCCTGAGCGGCGTCGCCGTCGGCACCTGGGATCCGTACGTCGAGCCGCCGCCGGTCTCGCCCGCGTTTCGCGCGGGGCTGGCTGCGTGGGCGCGCCGCTACCTGCCGCGCTCGCTCTGGGCGGCGTGGGTCTGCGAGTTGGCCGACGCGGAGGAGCGTGCGGCCGAGAAAGCGAGTGCGACGTGAGCGTGGAGCCGATCGGCGCCGAGGCGCCGCCGTTGCCCGACGGCGTGCAGATCCTGGTGGGCAATGCGCTCGAGACATTGCGCGCGCTTCCTGCCGCGAGCGTCCACTGCTGCGTCACCTCGCCGCCCTATCTCTGGGCGCGCGACTACGGCAGCTCTCCCGTGGACTGGCCCGCGGTCGCGTACGCTCCCCTCGCCGGACTCCCGCCGCTCCAGGTGCCCGCGATGCGATGCGCGCTCGGTATGGAGCCGACCGTCGAGGCGTACGTCGCGCACCTCGTCGCGTTGCTGCGCGAGGTCCGGCGCGTGCTGCGCGACGACGGAACGCTCTGGCTGAATCTCGGCGACACGTTTTGCACGAAGCCGAACGGCCCGAACGTCGGCGCCACGCGCCTCGACGGCTCCGCGCGGCCGCACGCCGAGTACCGCAAGCTCCGTGCGCACCGCGGCAAGCCGACGCCCGGCGCGTCGGGCCTGAAGCACAAAGACCTGTGCATGGCGCCGGCGCGCGTCGCGCTCGCGCTCCAGGCCGACGGCTGGCACCTCCGCCTCGACAACGTGTGGAGCAAGCCGAACCCGCTCCCTGAGTCGATGAAGGACCGTCCGACGAAGGCGCACGAGTTCGTCTATCTGCTGGCGAAGGCGCGGCGCTATTTCTACGACGTTGATGCGGTGCGCGAGCCGCACGTCGACTACCGCGCGGACAAGGCCGGCAGGTCCACGATGCGTGGCCAGGCCGCGCAGAAGCCGCGCGGACGCGCGGCTTCTGCGGACCGCTACTACCACCCCGGTGGGCGCAACAAGCGCAGCGTGTGGACGATCGCGCCGGGCGGGTTCAAGGGTGCGCACTTCGCGGTCATGCCGCCGGAGATCGCGAGGATCGCGGTGCTCGCGGGCACCAGCGAGCACGGCTGCTGTGCGGCGTGTGGCGCGCCCTGGCGACGCATCGTCGAGCGCGTCGCCCCGCCGCCGACGGCACGCGGGCTGCGCCTCGTCTCGGCCCACGTGCGCAAGCACACCAGCTCAGGCGGGACCAGCGCCACGACCCTCGGCGCCGGCGTCGGGCGCGTGCCGCGTGTCCAGTACATCATGCGGGGCTGGCGTGCGCCGTGTTGCTGCGAGGCTGGCGCCCCGGTGCCTGCCGTGGTGCTCGACGTGTGCGCCGGCAGCGGCACCACGCTCGCGGTCGCGCACGCACTCGGCCGCCACGCGATCGGTTGTGAGCTGCAGTCCGACTACGTGCCGCTGATCCACCAGCACGTCGCCGATGCGCGTGCACACGCGAACGGACTCGCGCGCCCTGCACCGCTCGCAGCCCCAGCTCTTCAGCCCTCGCTCTTCGGAGGTGACCAGCCGTGATCGACAACGACGTGGAGCGACAGACCCACGGCGCGACGCGCCCGTTTCGAATCGCGCGCCGCCGTTTGCGCACGCCGACGCAGCTCGTGCTGCGCGCGCGCCCCCTCCCGCCGCGCGAGCTGCTGCGCCAGGTCCGGGCGCTCCTCAGCACGCTGCGCGGCCGCCGCGGAGGTGCGTGGTTCTCCGATCTCCCGCGTCAGCCCGGAGGTACGTAGTCGTGTCGAAGCGAAAAGGCATCTCGAAGGCAACCCGCTTCGAGGTTTTCAAGCGAGACAGCTTCACGTGCCTCTACTGCGGCGCCAAGGCACCTGACGTGGTGCTGGTGGTCGACCACATTCATCCTGTCGCGAAGGGCGGCGAAAACCAGATCCTCAATCTGGCCACGTCCTGCGAGGCCTGCAATTCGGGCAAGAGCGACCGGACGCTCGACGACCAGTCGATCCTCGAGCGCCAGCGCACGCAGCTCGCCCAGCTCCAGGCAAAGCGCGAGCAGATTGAGATGATGGTCGAGTGGCAGAGCGGCCTGCTCGACGTCGCGGACCACGCGGTCGATCAGATCTGCAGCTTCTACAGCAAGGCCGTCCCGGGCTGGTCGCTCAACGAAAAGGGGCGCGCGAACCTGCGAGCCGCGCTCGCCGTGCACTCACTCGACGTCGTTCTCTCCGAGCTTCGGACCGCGGTCGCGAAGTACCTCCGGAGCGAGGACGGCACGCCGACGCGAGAGTCGGTTGAGATCATCTCGCGGGCCTTCTTCAACACCCTCAAGTACCGCAAGTTCCGCGAGCAGAATCCCGTCGAGGCCGAGCTCCGATACATCCGCGGCATCCTTCGAAACCGACTCGCGCGCTGCGACATGGATCACGCGCTCGAACTGCTGCGCGATGCGCATGCTGCGGGTCTCTCGGTGGAGAAGCTGCGCGCGGTCGCGCTCACCACGCGGAGCTGGGCCGCTTGGACGCGCGAGGTGTTGGCGCTCATCGCAACCGCCGGGGGTGCGTGATGCGCTGGGAAGACGAACGGTACGTCCGCGTCTACACACGCGACACCACCGACTGGATTGCGCTCGGGTGGGAGGCGCAATCGCTGTTCCTTCTCATGCTGCGCAAGGTCGACCGCGCGGGCGTGCTCGAACTCGGCCGCTCGGGCGAGCGCGGACTCGCGGCGCTCGTCGGAATGCCCGTCGACGTGGTGCAGCGCGCACTGCCCATCCTGCTCGCGGACGGCTGCGTCGCGCAGGGCGGGACGGCGCTGGTGATGCCGAACTTCATCAAGGCGCAGGAGGCCACGCAGACGGACAAGGCGCGCAAGCAGGCTCAGCGGGAGCGCGATCGGGCCCGCGCGATGGCAGCGTCTCGACCCGAACGGCCCGACCCGCCGCCGAGCGGTCCGGTCACGGGCGGTCACGCCGAGTCACACGCGGTCACGAATAGTGACCAGACGTCACAAAACGTGACCGTAAGTCACGCGCCGTCACGCGAGGTCACGGGCGGTCACGCCGAGTCACACGCGGTCACTCCGTGCCTTGCCGTGCCTGACCATGCTGGGGAGGGAGACGCGCACGCGCATACGCACGCGCGCGAGACCGATCCCCCTCCCCCGCCTCCTGCCGTCGCGGATCCCAGCCCAGAGGTACCGCCGACGGGTTCGTGGGGCGGGCTCCCCGAGGTCTCGTGTGCGACCGTCGAGCGCCCGAACGAGCTCGTCGCCGATTCGATCCTCGACGCGCTGCTGCGCGCCTCCGACGGCCGCGTCGACATCCGCGGGCCCGCGCAGACCACCGCCGCGTTCGTCCGGGCGGTGCGCGAGGCGCGGTACACGCTCGCGGAGATCGCCACGCTGGGGCGCTACGTCGCCGCCGGCGAGTGCGCGTGGGCGCGGCGCACCCGCTTCGACCTGGGGTTCTTCATCGCGACCGACCGCAACGGCGTGATCCGCCTCTCCGAGCTCGTCACCAAGGCCATCGAGTGGAACGCGGAGCGCACGGCCCCGCGCCCGGCACCGGCCCCGGTGCTGCGCGTCGTCCCGTCCGCGCGGGTGCTCTCGAGCGAGGAGCGGGTCTCGGGGTTTGCGGCCGCCCGGCGCATGCTCGAGGCGCGCGGCGCCGCGGCGCTGAGCGCGGGCGAGCCCACGACCGAGGAGCACCGCGATGGCTGACGGCGCCCCGGCCGAGCGCGAGCGCCCGACGCCGCGCCACGACCTCGACGCGGAGCGCGGCGTGCTCGGCGCGGTGTTGCTCGACAACGCCCGCCTGGCCGCCGTCGCCGCGATCGTCACGCCGCGCGACTTCTACCTGCCTGCGCACGCCGTGATCTTCGAGGTCATGCTCGCGATGGCCCGGCGCGGCGAGGCCGTCGACGTGCTGACGCTCGCCGCGGCGCTGCGCGGCATCGACCGGCTGAACACCGTCGGCGGGCTGGGGTACCTCGGGGAGATCACCGACACGATCCCGACGACGGCGCACGCCGAGGACTACGCGCGGATCGTGCGGGACGACGCCGCCGTGCGGCGCGTCGCGATCGCAGCCGAGGCGATCGCGACGCGCACCCACGAGCACCACCGCACGGCGGACGTGATCCTCGACTTCGCGACCGCGGCGATGAGCAACGCCGCCCGCCGCGCCGCGCCGCGCAAGGTCGTCGCGTTCGGCGAGGGCGTCCAGGAGATCTTCGAAGGCTTCGAGCTGGCCGGCGCGCGCGGGCAGCGGATCATGGGGCTGGCCACCGGGCTGCGCGAGCTGGACGATCTCATCGCGGGCCTGGGCAACGGCCAGCTGGTGATCCTCGCGGCGCGTCCGGCCATGGGGAAGACCTCCGCCGCTCTCGAGTGGGCGACCCACGTCGCCGCGACCGCCGACGCCGAGCTGCCGCCAGAGAGGCGCGGGGCGGTGCTGTTCTTCTCGCTCGAGATGCCCCGCAAGGAGCTCGTGACGCGCGCGCTCTGCGCGGAGGCGCGCGTCGACCAGGGGCGCGTCCGCGCCGGCACGCTCACGCAGGACGACATGACCGCGCTGACGGGCGCGGCGAGCAAGACGTTCGAGCTGCCGCTGCTGATCGACGACGGGGGCGGCGCGTCGCTGCTCGACATCGATGCGGTCAGCCGCGACGTGAAGATGCGGCGCGGGCTCCGGTTGATCGTGATCGACTACCTGCAGCTGATGAAGGCCTCGCGCGCCGGGATGGAGTCGCGCGAGCGCGAGGTCAGCGAGATCTCGCGCGGGCTGAAGGAACTCGCGAAGGAGCTCGACGTGCCGATCCTGGCGCTCGCGCAGCTCAACCGCGGCCCCGAGTCGCGCACCAGCAAGGACAAGCGCCCGCAGCTCGCGGACCTGAGGGACTCGGGTTCGATTGAGCAGGACGCGGACGTGGTGATCTTCATCTACCGCGACGAGGTCTACAACCCGAAGACCGACGACCGGGGCATCGCGGAGTTCATCGTCGCGAAGCAGCGCAACGGCCCCACCAAGACGGTGCGCGCGCGCTTCATCCGCGAGCTCACGAAGTTCGAGAACCTGGCCGAGGACGAGGCGCCGCGCGCGACCAGTCCGACGTTCCGCCACGACGGCAGCAACCCCTACGCGGAGGACGGGACCGATGCGACCGCGTTCTGAGCCCGAGCCCCTGGTGCTGACCTCCGAGGACGTCCGGTCCGGGCGGGCGCGTGTCGACGCCCGCGGCCGCGTCAGTGCGCCGCCGCGCGCGCCCGAACCCCTCGCCCTCGCCGCGCAGGACGCACTCCAAGCGGAGCGCGTCTGGGGCGGCAAGGACGCCGAGGAGCTCGTCGCGGCGCACCACGACCTCTGCCTCGCGGCCGACGTCGCGTACGTGCACAAGGTCCCGACGCCGTACGTGGTGGTGGGGCGGCGCGGGCCGGTGTTCCACGGGAAGTACTCGAAGAAGGCCGGCTGCGACTACCGCGGCGCGTACCTCGACGGCTCGCGCACCCCGCACGGTCGCGCGCTCCAGGTCCACGCCGAGTGCAAGAGCGACGCGGATCCGCACGGCGCAATCTACCTGCGCGAGCTGCGCGACGTGCAGCGCGACGCGCTCGACGCCGCCGAGGCCGCGGGCCACTGCGCGCTGGTGCTGTGCGTGTTCGGGCGCGGGCCTCGCCGCGTGTTCTACGCGGTGCCGTGGTGGGAGGTCCGGATGCTCGAGGACGCCGGCCACCGCGCGCTGCGCGGCGAGCTGCTCACGGGCTGGGGCGTGCGGGCGGGCGAGGCCTACCTCGCGCGGTTCAGCACGGCGAAGGGAGCGCGGTGATGTTCGCCGCTGATCTGCCCCCGATCCCGTGCGGCGACGCCTGCGACGCGTGTGCCGCGGGCACCCCCGCGCATTGTGAGCACCGCACGGGGAGCGTGCGTCGGGCTCGGCTCGCGGCACCAGACGCGCCCGCAAGTCCCGTCGAGCAGAGCGAGCCGTCGCCCGCAAGGAGCGCTCCATGAACGCGACACGACGAGCACGTCCAGAGTACGCAATCTGGCAGGGGATGGTGCAGCGCTGCACCAATCCGCGCCGCAGGTGCTACGGGTCCTACGGCGGGCGCGGCATCACGGTCTGCGACCGCTGGCGCGACAGCTTCGAGTCCTTCCTCGCGGACATCGGCCCGCGTCCGTCGATGGCGCATTCGCTCGACCGCATCGACAACGCCAAGGGCTACGAGCCCGGGAACGTGCGGTGGGCGACGCGCTCCGAGCAGATGCGCAACATGCGCTCGAATCACTGGTTCGATCTCGCTGGCCGCCGCGTCCTTCTCGACGAGATCGTGGCCGCCGCGGGCACGTCCACCGGCTCCGTGCGCTACTGGCTGGCGCGCGGGCTCACGCCCGACCAGGTCGTCGCGCGCGCCAAGAACGGCCCGGCCGGGGAGCCCGGCGTGCCCAACGCGAAACTGACCCGCGCCCGCGCCGAGCAGGTGCGGACGATGCTCGCGGGCGGCGTGTCCATCGCCGAGGCGTCTGCGCTGACCGGGATGAGCAAGACGCAGCTCCGGCGCATCGCCGCCGGGACGGCGTGGTCCGGAGAGCGTGCGGCCGTGCCTGGCTCGGGGCACGCGAACCCAGACCATCCGGAAGTTCTGATTCGGCCGTCAAGCGCGAAGCGAGAGGAGCGCGACAATGCATGAGTTTCGGAGTGGCGTGAAAGATTATGCGCCTGGCAATTCCGACACGTCTCGCGCGCACGCACGCGAGGATCGTGCGCCAGCGTGCGACAGCGTCGCGCGCGTAGACAGTGCCACCTCGACCACGCGCTTCGCGTTCGTTGTGGGCGTGGTCGTGGGCCTCGCGCTCGGCGCGTGGGTCGGGCTGTTCGCCGGCACGGGCGGTGGGTCGTGAGCACCGACGCAACCCCGGAGACGTCGACCGCGAGCGCGCCCGCGTTCACCACCGCGCCCGAGATCGCCGCGGGCCTGCGCGCGCTCTTCCCGGCCCGCGACCACGCGGTGCTCTTCGACGTCGCCGACGGCACCGGCGGGAAGATCACGCGCCGCGCCGACGCCATCGTCCAGGCGCTCTGGCCGTCGCGCGGGCTGTGGCTCGCGGGCGTCGAGATCAAGGTCTCCCGCGGCGACTGGCTCCGCGAGCTGAAGGACGCGGGCAAGGCCGACGCGATCGCCCGCTACTGCGTTGCGGCCGACACCAAGGTGCTGACCGAGGATCTGCGCTGGACACCGGCCGGAGACCTCGCGCTCGGCGCACGACTGATCGGCTTCGACGAGGACACCACGCCCCGAGTCGCGCGCCAGTGGCGCCCGGCCGTGGTCACGGCGCACGCGATCGAGCCCCGACCCGTCTGGCGGATCGTGACGGAGCGCGGCACGTCGGTGCGCTGTACCGCGGACCACCGCTGGTTGGTCGGCCGGGGCGGCGTCGGACACTGCGATCCCGTCGAATGGATGGAGACCGCGGCGATCGCGGCGCGCGTTCACCGCGGTCGGAAGACTTACCTGCCGCGCTACGCGGAGCCGTGGACCGAGCGGACGGACTATGGCACCGGGTATCTCGCGGCCGCGTTCGACGGCGAAGGCTCGCTGCCGGTCCCGACGCACACGTGGCGACTGTCCTTCGCGCAGAAGGACAACGCGATGCTCGCGGAGGTCATTCGCCACCTCGTAGACCACGGGTTCGATCATCGCCAGCACGTCCATCACCGCGCGCGCGGAGCGCTGGTCACGCTGCGACCGTGCACGGGCTTCCACGAAGTGCTGCGGTTTCTCGGACAGGTGCGCCCGCAGCGGTTGCTCGCGAACTGGCGACGGCTCTTTGCGGCCCATCCGCGCGGAATGCGCACGCTCGTGCGCGACCGCGTCGTGGCCGTCGAGTCCTGCGGGACCGCCGACGTCGCGGTCATGGAGACGAGCACCGGGACGTTCATCGCGGAAGGCTACGCGTCACACAACTGCGACTATTGGTACCTCGCCGTGAGCGACCGCGCGATCGTGCGCGACGGCGAGCTTCCGGCGGGCTGGGGCCTGATCGCGCCGCAACGCAACGGGCTCCGCATCGTCCTCTCGCCCGCGAAGCTCGAGCCCGTGCCGATGACGCCAGCGTTCCGTGCGGCGTTGCTCCGCGCGGCCCAGGAGGTCGGCGCGAACGAGGCGCAGCTCAAGGCGGCGCGCGCTGAAGCGAGGGCGGAGGGCGTAACGGCCGGCGAGCGACACGCGCACTGGGAGGGCGAACACGCGAAGCGGCGCGTGCGCGAGTTGGAGGAGTCGCTCGGCGCGCTGGCGGAGCACGGCGTGATGCTCAGCAAGTGGAACGCGCGGGACATCGCGGCGGCGATGCGCCTCTATCGGCTCCTGCGCGCCGGAAGTGCACCGGACCTCCTGCGCGTGCTCGAGGGCGCTGCGAACAGCGCGGACGTGGCCGCACGCGAGTTGCGGGGCGCGCTCGAGGCGGTCCGCGCCGAGCTCGCCGCGCCGGCGGAAGGAGCCACGCCGTGAGCGCCCCGAAGCTCACCCTCGCGCACGACGCGACCGCGCGGCCCGGTGACATCGTGCGCGTGACCGTCACGTCCGCGGGCTACGTCGGCCTGGCGGTGCGCGCCGGCGGTGTCGAGGTTACGCGCCTTGACCTGTCGTGCGAGGAGGCGCGCGCGATCGCGCGCGGGCTGACTAGCGCCAGCCTCAAGGCAGCGCGCGTCGAGAAGCGCGTGCTCAGGCATGTGGCCGTCGCATGGTGCCGCGTCGACGGCCGGGAACTCCGCGCCGGCTCGCTCCGCTGCGTGGGCCGGATCGTCGAACGAACCGACACTGCGGTCTGCCTCGCGATCACGCCGCCGAGCGTCTTCCGTGCCCCGCGCTTCGGATGGCCTGCGAGCGGGTGGTTCCGCGTGGCGGACGGGTGGCCCGTCGACCGCGCGGCGCGGCGACGGGGCTGGCGCGCGACGGATCTCGCCGATGTGCTCAGCGCGGGAGCACCGCGATGAGCGCCGTGCAACTCGACGTCGTGGTCACGCTCGTCGCGCTCGAGGCGTGGATCACCGCCGCCGATCGTGCGGCTCCGGACCTGGCCGAGCGCGCGCCGCTGCACGCGGCCGTCGTGCGCGCACGACGGCACTACGCAGGCCTCGACGCCAAGCGGGGCGAACAGGCCCTCGCGCGCTTCGAGCGGTGGGCGAAGAGCTACGACGCGGTGACCCAGCCGCTGGCGCACCGGCTCTCGCCGCACGCGGTGCTATCGGCGGACCTGCTGGCGGCACTCGACGGGCACGTGAGTGCGCTGCGGGACGCGCAGGCCGTGCGCCGCGCGAAGGGCAAGGCTGTTGATGCGCGCAAGCTCGCGGACCTCGAGGCCGTGAGCGGGCGGCTGAGCGAGTACGACGCGGCCCTGCAACGCGCGATGGGCCACATGCGCGCCACGCAAGAGGCCACGTACCTCGGCGACCAGATTCGCGCGTGCTTCGCGCGCGCAGAGGGGCACTGACCATGGGCCAGTTCATCGATCTCACGGGGCAGCGGTTTGGGCGGTTGCTGGTCATCGAGCGCGCGACCGGCGAAGGGGTGTGGCCGATTCGCTGGCGTTGCCGGTGCGAGTGCGGCACGGAGTGCACGCCGCCGGCGTCGCACCTTCGCAGCGGGGCCACGCAGTCGTGCGGTTGTTACCGGCGCGACGCGGCTTTGGCGGCGAACCGCAAACACGGCGCCGCGGGGCGCAGCGCGCGTTCTCCGGAGTACGACGCGTGGCAGAACATGCGGTCTCGCTGCGAGCGCCCCGCATACCCGCACTACGCCGACTACGGCGGGCGCGGCATCACCGTGTGCGCGCGGTGGCGGGAGTCGTTCGAGGCGTTCCTCGCGGACATGGGTCCGCGCCCCAGCGCGAAGCACTCCGTCGACCGGATCGACGTCAACGGCCACTACGAGCCGGGCAACGTGCGGTGGGCGACACAGCCCGAGCAGTGCCGCAACACGCGGGTCAACCACCTCGTGACGATCGACGGCCGCACGCAGCCGCTGATTGCGTGGTGCGAGGAGCGCGGGGTCAAGGCCGGGACGGTCTACTGGCGAATGGCGCAGGGGATGAGCGCCGAGGCTGCAATCACGAAGCCGGTGCGTCTGCAGCGCGCGACGCAGGAAGCGACGTTCATCGCGGACCGACTGCACCGCGCGTCCGCACACGAAGGAGACGGGGCATGGCGAATCTGAGCGACGAGGAACTGCGGGAGATCGAACAGCGCGCGGACGCGGCGACGCCGGGGCCGTGGACGCCCGAGCCGGAGCCGTGCGGGCCGTGGCGCGTCCGCTGCCCGGACGCGGAGTTCGACTATCGGGTGCTGCTCAGCATGAACGCCGGCTACCCGTGCGCGGCCGACCTCGCGTTCATCGCCGCGGTACGCGCCGACGTGCCGGCGCTGGTTGCGGAGGTCCGGCGGCTGCGCGGCCAGCGCGACGAGTACGCCGGCGACGCGGAGCGGCTCCACGCGATCCTGATGCAGCTCGCGCGGCACGTCGCGGCGGAGACGGCCGTGGCGCTGCGCGAGGACACGGACGGCGCGTTCGAGCTCGCCCGGAACGTCCTGCGCGACACGCCCGCGCCCGCCCCGCTCGTGCTCCCGGACGGGCGCCTGGCGTCGCGCTTCTGGGGTGCGCAGATCCTCGCGACCAGCCTCGCCGAGACCCTGCAAAAGCCCGACGGCGGGTTCTGGAACTACTTCACGGTCTCGTTCGACAGCGCGGCCGGACCCATCGACGTGCGCGTGCAGCGGCGCGACGGCCAGACCCCGGAGCAGCTGCGCGCGGTCGCCGAGGGAGAGCGCGACGCGGCGCGGGCTGAGCTCCGCAAACTGCGGTGGGTCGTCGCCCACGAGCGCGACCCCGAGACGCTCCCTCTCGTCTCGCCGACGGCGCTCGAGGAATGGCTGCGTGCACACGGGTGGAGCGAGCGCACGGACCTGCGCCGCCCGGCGGTCAGCTACTTCGAGCGCGCCGACCGCGATGAATGGGACTGGCTCGTGCAGGTGCTGCAGGGGTGCGAGTACGACGACTACAGCACGTTCGTCGACCGCGCCCTCCGCGAGATCGGGCGGCGCGGCGACCATGCGCCCGCGCTGGTGTTGTGCGAGCTGCTCCCCGAGCACGGGCCGTGGGACGGCGACGGAGGGCGCGATGGGTGAGCGATTCAGGGACACGCTCGCTGCGGCGAATGGCTGGATGCTCGACCCGGAGCGCCCTCGCATCGTGTCTGCACGCGGGCGCGAGCAGCGCCTCGCGGCGTCGCGCGTCGAGGCGGTGTACGTCATCCGCGCGGTGCTCGGTGCTGCGCTCGGCGCGATGGGCGCGGCCGAGTTCGAGACAGTGCGCGCGATGGCCCTGCCGGAGTTCTTCCGCCTGCTGTTCGGCGCGGTGCAGGGCAAGGGCGACGCGCTCGAGGGCCACGCGCTCGCGCAGCTGCTCGACGTGCTGATCTGGGAACTGGAGTGGCGGGACGTCGACGCGGAGGTGGCCCGTGGCTGACGCAAAGACGCCGCGCGAGCGCGCGGAGGCGCTGTTCACGATCGGGCGCCACGAGGGCGCCGAGGGCGTGTCGTGGATCGTGCGCGACGCCCGCGGGGTGCCGCTCGACCGCTGCGGCACGGAGACGAGCGCGCGCACCAGCGTGCGGTGGCGCGCGGAGCCGATCGCCGCCGCAATCGAGGCCGCCGCGCGCGACGCGACGGAGGCCGCGGCGGCGGTGTGCGACCGGATCATGGCGCACGAGGACCGCGCGGCGCTGGAGGCACGCGAGGCGCTCAACTTCGAGGCGCGCGACCGCCACTGGCACCGCCGCGACGCGGCGCACGAGTGCGGCTGGGCGATCCGAAAGGGCGACGCGGGAGGCGAGCATGGGCGGTGACGCGAAGACGTGGGCGCCGCGCGCGAGCAACGGCATGGACCAGGCGTTCGGGCCGCAGCACATCGGCGACTACCTGCCGTCGAAGGCGGAGATCCCCGACGACTTCCGCAGCGGGCGCGGGCCGTGGCACGAGTTCGTCGCGCGGTGGTTCTTCGAGGGCGCGGACGCCAAGGCGCTCGTGGCGCGGCCGGGCATCGACCGCGGGCGCGCGATCGGGCACGTCCAGAGCGTGCTGGCCTCGTTCGCGCCGCAGCACGACCACAAGATGGCGGGCGCGGCGTGGCTGTGCTCGCTGTGGTTCGAGCCGCTCGGCACGGCGACGTACACGCCGCCCGAGCGTGCGCCCATCGCGCCGAAGACCGCGCCGCCGCGCGACCCGCCGAAGGAGCGTCCGCCCGGCAAGACCGAGCGCGGTGCGGCCCGCAGGGCGCGGCGGAGCGCGGCGCACCTCGGAGGGCACCGTGGTTGAGACCCTGGGCCTGCTCCCGCACCCGTACCGCGCGCTCGACCCGATCGTGCCGGGTCCGTGCGTCGCGCCGATCTGCGCCGACGACGCGGGCCGTCGCCGCCGCGCCGTTCCCGGCGACGTGCGCTGCCCGTTCCACCGCGTCACCCGCGATGCCAGCCGGCGATATGCGCACGCCTGCCGGCTCGTGTTCCAGGGCGCGGCGGCCGCAGCCGAGCTCGCCGCGGAGCACGCCGCGATCGACGACGCGGAGCGGAGCGCCTACGCGGCGGGCGCGCGCATGGACTGGATCCACGCCACCCGCTTCGTGCCGATCCGCGCGCACGAGGCCATCGAACCGCACACCGCACGAGAAGGGACACGGGGATGAACGAGGGCAATGCCATTCAGCACGTCCTGCGCCCGTTCGAGGGACGGCAGCTCGTGGAGATCACCTACCAGGGGCGCCGCGGCTGGCTGCTCCCGCAGCTCGAAGCGGCTATGGGCTACGCGCCCACGAAGCTCGGCGCGCTGATCCGCTCGGAGTGGGCGGCGGAGTTCCGTGACGGCGAGGACTTCGCGGTCATCCGTGGGGATGAACTACGGGCCCTCAAGAGCGTTCTCGAAGTGACACCGGGGCACAGTGTCAGTGCGAGAACCCCGAACATCACGCTCGTTTACGAGTCGGGGCTGCATCGCATCGCGGTACTGAGCAACAAGCCTGTGGGCATCAAGCTCCGGGACTTCCTGTGCCGCGAGGTGCTGCCGCAGCTGGCGCGCACCGGGACGTACGCACCGAGCGGGCTGGCGGCGGGCGACCTCGCGCGGCTCGAGAGCCTGGTCGGGTCCGTCGTGGCGTTGGTGACGGACTCGCAGCGGATGCTCGCCGAGAACACGCGCTGGCTCATGCAGCGCATGGACCGCCTGGAGAGCGACGCCACGCACGGCACGATCGGCGCGCTGGTTGCGGAGGACGAGATCAAGCGCCCCCTCCGGGGCTACTGCGCGCGCATGGCCGACCTCGACGGCGCCGAGGGCCCCGCGCGGACCGCGCGGCTCCGGTCGTACTCGCAACAGGCGCATGGCCGGGTGCGACGCGCGGCGCAGTTTTCCCTCGGACTCGGGCACCCGTGGGCGCGCCTGCCGACGCAGGACCTCACGCGGGCGCGCGCGGAGGTGGATGCGCTCCTCGCGGAGGTACGGCGGCGCGAGACGGCGGCGCGGCCGGAGTCGCAGCAGCGGCTCTCGCTGGTGGCGGGAGAGGCGGTGCGGGGATGATCACCGAGCACTGGATCATCTCGCTGCTGTCCGGCGATCCCATCGCCGCCGAGCTCGTGCACGACGAGGCCGCGGGTGGCCAGCCCTGGCGCGCGCGGGCGCGCGTCGCGGGCCACGACGTCGAGGCCACGGGCCTGCTCCGCGAGGACGCGCTCGGACAGATGTGCGGCACGGTCGGCTTGCACGACGGCATCGTCGTGCGCGTCCGGCCACGCGTGGCGTGGACGTGCGACGGCGACGGGGACCTGGCGCGCAACGGCGACTTCCTGCTGCGCGTCGTGCCCGTGGGCGCCGAGTACCGCGCGTACGTGATCGACCGCGGGATGCCCACGCGGATCGACACGCTGGCGACGCGGGACGGGGCGAAGGCGTGGGCCGAGACGGCGCTGTACGAGCAGCTCGCGCGGAGGGCGGGACGATGAACATGCCCTCCTTCGTGCCGACGCCGCCCCCGAGCGTGCGCTGCGAGTTCCGCCTGATCTGCGGCGCCTCGCGGGACGCGGACCGCTTCCTCGGCCGCGCGGAGGTGGCCATCGCACCTGCCCGTGGCGAGCTGGTGAACCTCGACGGCACGCCCTACGTCGTGCACGAACGCGGCTTCGCGCTCAGCACAGCGAAGACGTGGGAGCACGCGCCGCGCGAGCTGTACTGCTTCCTGCGGGTGTGTGCGCTCCAGGCGCAGCCCGCGGCGAAGGAGCCCGCGCCGTGAGCACGCTCGTCGAACACGCTGGCTGCGGTTGCAAGGTCGCGGAGGCGCTGTCGCGCGAGCGCGGCACGTGGGAGTGGTGCGGCGTCTGCGGCGCGCAGGTCAAGGTGGCCGTGCGCGAGCCCGCCCCGGCGCCGCGTCCGCCTTCCGCCGACGTGCGCGCGCTGCTGCCACCGATGCCCACGCTCGAGCCCGTGCGCCCGCCGCTCGAGCGCGAGATCCACGGCGCGCCCACGTTCGCGCGCCAGCCCCGCCACCCGCTGCTGCAGCTGCTGCGCGACTGCGCCGCGATCGCGCGCTGGGACGCGCACGCCGCGCCGCGCAGCGTCCTGGCCGCGATGCTCAGCACCCCGGGCGACGGCCGCGCGCTCACGAGCACCGAGATCGACGAGCAGCTCGCCGACGCCGCGGACGCCGCGGTCCGTCGGGAGCGCGCGCAGCAGGACGCCATGGCCCGCGCGTGGGCGCTCCGGACGAAGCTCGACCGGCTGCACCGCGCCGCGGCCGAGGACGCCCGGTGGCTGGACCTGCTGCGCGTGCTCGCGCTTGCCGTCGCGTGGGACGCGGCCGACCAGCGCGGCACCGTCCCTCCCGCGTGGCCCCAGCCCTCGCTGTGCGACACGGCGGTGGCGGTCGCGGTGCTCGAGTGGCTCGTGCCGCGCGCCGTCGCGCTGAGCGAGAGCGCGCACGGCGAGAAGGGCACGCTCGTCGAGAAAGACCTGCACGAGGACCTGGCGAAGGCGTTCGTCGATCCGGCGCAGTGGGCGCGCTGGCACCCCGTGAAGCCGACGCGACGTGTGCTGCCGGCGGCGCCGGCGCTGCCAACCCTCGCGCCGTTCCCGGTGCCGCGCACCCCGCCCGCGGAGAAGTGGCCCGCACCTTGGCCGCCCGACGTCGCGTGTCCCGTCGCTCCCTTCTGGCCGGCCGCACACGCCGCCGCGGTCGCGGCGTGGTGGCGCACAGCTGCGGAGTGGAGTGCGGCGTTCGACGCGGCGTGGGCGGCTGCGGGGGCGGACCTGGCGGCGCGGCAGCGCGCGCAGGAGGCCGCGAAGGCGGAGCACAAGGACGCGCTGCGGGCGTGGGACGCCGCGTGCGCGCAGGGGCGGACGGGACGGGACCGCCACGCGCGCGACCTGCTCGCGACTGCGATGCGCGTCTGGTTCGGAACGAGCGAGAAGAGCGAAGGACGATGAGAACGATCTGGAAGTACCCGCTCACGATCGACGACGTGCAGTACCTGGATCTGAGCGAGTCGGCGCAGGTGCTCTCGGTCCAGATGCAGGGCGAGGCGCTGTGCCTCTGGGCGCTGGTCGATCTCGAGGACACGCGGCGCGTGCGCCACCGGATCCGGATCTACGGCACCGGGCACGCCGTCGACGACGCATCCGGGCTGTTCCTGGGGACGGTTCAGCTCCGCGGCGGCGCGCTGGTGTTGCACGTCTTCGATGTCGTGCCGTCGCCGGCGGCGGAAGGGCACGACGGACGATGACGAACCGCATGAAGGGCTTCGTGGGCGATGCCCCCCGGCGAGAATCCGCGGGGCCGGCGACGAGCGGACCGTACAAGGTCACCGGCTTCCGTTACGAGCTCACACTGCCGGAGATCCGCCTGCCCGAGCGCGCAGCGGACGTCCCCGCCATCGTGCTGCCGCCCGTCGCCGTGGGTGAGGATTTCCTCGAGCGGCTCCTGCAGGTGCTGACGCAGCCGCCACTGGCGCCGCACGTCCCCCGGTTCGCACCCGCGCACGACGTGTTCGGTGAGTTGTTGGACGCCGAGCGTGACCTAGCGGTGAAGGCGCGCGAGCTGGAGGCACGGGCCCGGGAGGACGACGCGGTGTCGTTCCGCACGTACCTTGCGCCGCGCGGTCACTGCGCGTCGGCGACGGCCCACCTGCTCACGGCGCTCCTGGAGCAGGACCGACCACGCCCCGAGCCCGCGGGTCCCGCGGTCCTGATCGACCGCGCGCGCGGCGAGGCGCTGGTGGGCGAGCACCTGGTGTACTGGAGAGCCTTCGACCGTGGCGACGGCTCGACGCTCGTGCGCGTGGCGGGCGTCGGGCGGTTCGTCGTCGGACCGGGCCGCGACTTCGACACCCCGGAGCCGTGCTTCGAGTTCGGCAGCACGCGCCGGCGCAAGGCGCGCCAGGTGCTCTACCCGCTGGCGCGCGCGTGGTGCCAGCTCCCGCAGCGCGGGCCGCGCGGACGCAAACAACGACAGACAAGAGGAGCGAGGTGATCCGATGGCCGAGACGAATCCGTTTCTGAGCGACGCGAACGTGAAGGAGATCCTGGGCGAGGCGCTGCTGCGCACGCTCGATGCGAACGCCCGCGACGTGCTCATCAAGGGCGCGCTGGTGCACCTGCTGACGCCGACCAGGTCGGCAGGCTACAGCGGCTACGAGCAGCCAGCGCCGATCGTCGCTGCGTTCAACGAGGCGGCGCGCACCGTGGCCGCACAGATCGTGCGCGAGCGCCTCGCCGGCGACGCCGAGTTCCGAACAAAGGTCGACGGGCTGCTCAATGACGTGGTGGCCAAGGTCTTCGGCGAGAAGCGGGAGAAGATCGTTGAGGCCACCGCGGACCTCCTCGGCCAGGCGATCAGCAAGCTGGCACGGGACTACTAGGGCGTGGGCTGGCGATGAGGATCATCGAAGCGAACGGGTTCATCCTCTACGACGGCGTGCCGATCGGCAGCGTCGAACGACTCGCGTACGAGGACGCGGCCCTCGCGCGCGGCCTGCGCCGAGCAGACGGGCACCTCGTGTTGCGCGCGGGCTTTCGCGGCGGCAAGCGCCTCAGCGCGGAGCTGGCGCGGGACATCGTGGCGACGAGCGAAGGGCAACACGCCGACGGCGGCGAGGCCTTCCGCGCGTTCTCCAATGCGATCGCCAGCGAGACGCCCGAGCAGCGCGGAGCCCGCGAGGGTGCCGCGCGGGCGTGGGCGCGGTACACATTCGCACGGAGCACTCGATGAAACCCTCGCGGATCTCGCAGTACGAATGGGGACGTCTCTCGGGGCTCCTCCAGGGCGTGGCTGTGTTCTACCTGGCGTACGCGCTCGGGCGCCCGCCCTACGTGCGGTGGCCCGCTTGGGCGTGCGGTCTCATCGCTGCCGTGGCCGTCGCGCTGATGGTGTGGGTCGGGTGGGCGAAGCGGGAGCGCGCGCGATGACCACGCTCGCAGTGTGCAACGCGGTCACCGGCGAGGTCCGCCAGATCATCCTGGCGCCGGCCGTCGGCCCGCTCTCGCAGCTCCTCGCGGAGCTCACCCGGGACGGCCGCCCGTCGCTCGCGTGGGCCACGGAGTGGATGCCCGACGGCACGCTGCGCCGCGCGTGGGAGGCGTGCGAGAGCGGGGGCGCGATGACCGCGCTGATCGCGCGCGGGCGCGTCGCCGTGGTGTGGGTGCCCGGCCGTCGGCCCGCAATCACGCTGCGCGCGATGCCGAACGATGACGTGGTCGTGACGTGCGATTTCGATGACGGTGGCGCGGTGCTGGTCGACGGCGCGCTCGTCCAGTTGAACGAGCGCCGGATCGCGCCGTGGATTCGCGAGATCGCAAGCGCGCGCGACGTCGCCGACGCCGATCCGAGCTGCGGCGCGCGCATCCTCCGCGCAGCGATCAGTGGCGTGCCGACGCTCCGCATTTCGTAAACAGCTGGAGCTCCTGCAGGTGCCGGCTTGACGTCCGGCACTGATCATGGCCACATTGCCCCTGTTCACCGATGGCACAGGTGCGTCCACAAGACGCCGAGCTGACCGTCGAACAGATCGCTGACCTTCTCGGTCGCCCACCTCGAACCGTACGGCGGCAGGTCGCCCGGTGGCTCGCGCAGCAATGGCCGCGCGTGCGCCGGGCGACCTGCCGCGGGTACGCCGGCGGGCGCCTCATGGTCGACCGCGACTCGTTCGACGCGTACTGCCGCGGCGAAGCGAAGCCTGTGCCCGTCGGCGACGACGTCGCGGCCTGAACGATGTTCGCACCCGACCCGAATGCGCCGACCGGCGGCCCCTTCGCACACGCGTCCGCCGCGTTGCTCGCGGCCTTCGTCGCCACGCTCGACACTACGAGTGCCACGGTCGCTCGTCCCCCTGCGCCGCGGGTCGACCCGCTCGAGTGGGGTCCGCCGCCGCTGGAGTACTTCGAGCCAGCGCGCCCGGTGCAAGGCTTCGGTGGCATCGCGTGCATCGGTCCCGCGCCGCACCCGCGCGCGCCGCGACGTCCCGTGATCACACGCCCCCGTCTCTACCGCGTGCAGTCGCGCGCGTGACGCTTCGCGCGCTGTGCCTCGACGAGGGAGTGGCCCCCATCCATTCGTCGTCGGGACCCAGCGCGCGGCGCGTCACCCTCCGTGCCGTCCCTCCCGTGCTCGCCCTCTCGCCGGCGCCGTAGCGGCAGTTCCCGCGACTGCGGTCCTCCCCTCGCTCATGGCCACCAACGTCCTGCATGTCCGCGTCCCCGACGCGTCGAGTGTCGCCGCGCGCACGCTGGTCGCCGACCTCGCCCGCGCAGCGCGGGCGGGCGACCGACCGGACACGATGCCCATCCGGCCGTCGCTGTTCGACGCGCTCGGTCGCCTCGAAGCCGGCGAGGACCCGCTGCGCTGCGAGTGGATCGCGCGGCGGATCCTCGTGCCGCGGGAGCTGGTCGCGCAGCGCGGCAGCGCGCTCCCGACGTTGCGCGCGCGGCTGATCGCCGCGGGCGTGCTGCGCGGGTAGCGCGATGGCCAACGCGCGCACCAAACGCCTGAGCGGCAAGCCCGGGCGCGCCGTCCCGCGCGACGAGGTCGCGCGCCGCGAGCGGTTCGTCGAGGACGCGCTCGCGGCGATGTTGACCGTCGAGCAGGTCAAGCGCGACTTCCGCGCCGCGTTCAAGACCGGGCAGCGCTGCGCGGAGAAGTACGTCCGCCGCGTCCACGACCGCTGGACCGCCGAGGGCAAGACGACGGTCGACCGCGACGCGAAGCGCGCCGAGATCGAGCGCGCCGCGGACCTCGCGTTCCGGCGCGCGCTCGAGGGCCCGAAGCCCGACCTGCGCGCCGCCGCCGCGATCCTGCAGCTCAAGGCCAAGCTCCACGGGCTCGCCAGCGATCGCCTGGAACACAGCGGCCCGAACGGCGGGCCGATCCCGCACAAGCACGACGTCGATGCCGCAGCTCTCAGCGCCCGCATCGCCGCCCTCGCCGCTGGACGCCTTGGCGGCGCTCCCGGAGCCGGAGCGCCTGCGGGTGCTCCAGGCGATGAGTCCGGCGGAGCGCCTGGCGCTGGACGCCCTGGCGGAGCAGCGGGAGCTTGAGCGGCTCCCGTTCCGCGCGTTCCTCGAGTCGCCCGAGTACTGCGGCCTCGAGCTGAGCCGGGTCGTTGCCGCGATCGCGGACGCGGCCGACGGCGTCCGGCCGACGACGATCACCGACGCGGAGTGCCTCGAGTACTTCGGGTGCGCGCTCGACGCGCTGCCCACGGAGCGGCGGCGCACCGTCGCCGTCCAGGCCGGCGGGCGCGGCGGCAAGACCAGCCGCCTGCTCGCGCCGAAGGCCCTGCACGCGGCGTGGACCGTGCCGCTCCCGACGCTCGCGGACAAGGAGCACGCGGTCGCGCTGATCCTCTCGAGCGAGCTGGTCTTCGCGAAGCAGGCGCTCTCGTTCTGCGTCGGCTACGTCGAGCGCAGCCCGCGGATGCGCGGCGCGCTCGTCGGTGAGCCCGGCGCCGAGTCGATCACGCTGCGGCGGCCGGACGGCAAGCTCGTGGACATCCGCGTGCGCGCGGCCGGCGCGAAGGGCAAGGGCGGGCGCGCGTTCACGCTCGTGTTCGCCGGGCTCGACGAGGCCTGCTTTTTCAACGACGAGGCGAGCGTTGTCTCCGACAAGGAGATCCACCGCGCGGTCATCCAGCGCATCGTGCCCGGCGGCCAGGAGTGGATGGTGTCCACGCCGTGGGTCGAGGGCGAGGGCCTCCTCGAGGAGCAGCTCGCCAGCAACTGGGGCAACCACGCGGGCGCCCTCGCGGTGCGTGGCGTCGGCACGCGCAGCCTCAACCCCACGTGGGACCCGACGGGGGAGATCGAGGCCGAGCTCCGCAAGGACGACCCGGACAACGCCGATCGCGAGATCGGCGCGAAGCCCCTCTCGGCGGGCACGACGAGCTTCTTCTCCCACGAGGCGATCGAGGCCGCGATCAACGAGGACCTCGAGCAGGAGGCCCCGCCGACGAGCGCGGCGACGTACGGCGCCGGCGGCGACATGGGCTTCGTGAAGAACTCCTCCGCGCTGGCGATCGTGGCGCGGAGCACGCCCGACCCCGCGCGGCCCGAGCGCTACCGCCTCGCGCGGCTCGAGGAGCGCAAGCCCGTGCCCGGGCAGCCGCTCCAGCCCGAGGCCGTCACCGCCGAGTTCGGCGGCATCGCCACGAAGTACGGCGAGCGCGACCTGGTGGTCGACTCGCACGAGATCGCCAAGGTCCGCGACGCGCTGCTGCCGCTCCAGATGAACGCCGTGCTCGCGCCCGAGAAGGAGGAGACGTTCGTGCTCGCGCGGCGGATCCTCCACGAGGGGCGGTTCGAGATGCCGCTCATCCCCCGCCTGCGCGCGCAGCTGCGCGAGGTGCGCACCAAGGCGCTGCCCGGCGGCGGCGTGCGGATCTTCTCGCGCAAGAAGGCCGACGGGTCGCACGGCGACCTCGCGCACGCGCTGATCAACGCGCTGTGGGCCGCGGGGCGCGTCCGCGCGGTCACGCGCCCCCGCAGCGGCGGTGCGGGCACGCGCGCGGGTGCCTTCGGTTAGCCCATGACTGCCGCGCCCGTCCTTCCCATCCCGCGCGGTCCCGCGGGCCTGCGCGCGCACGTCGCGCCGCCGCCCCCGGTCGACCGCTACCAGCGGCGGATCGGGTCGGCGCTCACCCCGCAGGTCGTCTCGAGCGTGCTGCGCGCGGGGGACCTCGGGTTGCTCTACCCGCAGGCCGACCTCCTCGACGAGGTGCGCGAGCGCGACGGGCACCTGCAGTCGGTGCTCGGCAAGCGCGAGCAGGCCGTCGCGGGCGCGCCCTGGGAGCTGCGGCCGGCGCCCGGCGCGGACAAGCGCAAGGCGAAGAAGGTCCAGCGCTTCTGCGAGGACGTGCTGCGCGGCGTGCGCGGGCTCGCGGCGGCGCTCGCGGGCCTGCAGAGCGCGGTCTACCACGGGCGCGCGGGCCTCGAGGCGATCCTCGCGCGCGACGGCCGCTACTGGCTGCCCGAACGCTTCGCGGCGATCCACGCGCGGCGCTTCGCCTTCCACCCGACCGACTGGCGGCTCCGGTTCTGGGACGCGAGCGCGGGGCCCGGCAGCGGGTCGCCGTTCGCCGCGGCGGACTACGGCGTCCCGGTCGAGGACCTGCAGCGGCTGCTCCCGGGCAAGTTCATCGTCCACACCCCGCGCGTGCGCGGCGGCTATCCCCAGCGCGAGGGCCTCGGCCGGACCACGGTCTGGTACGCCGGCGTGTTCAAGGCCTTCGGCTGGCGCGACTTCCTCGCGTACGCCGAGCAGTACGGCCGGCCGCTGCGCTTCGGCAAGTTCGGCACCGGCAAGGACCCGAAGCTGCCGCAGGCCTCGCCCGAGGACGTCGACGAGCTCGAGGCCGCGCTCGAGAACCTCTCGTCCGCGCTCGTGGCCGTGTTCCCCGACACGACCGAGCCGGTGCTCCAGCCCCCGCCCGGCGAGGGCCACACGGTGCACCCCGAGCTGCTCCGCCTCTGCGACGAGGAGACCAGCAAGGCCGTCGTCGGCGGCACGCTCACGACGACGGGCGGCACCAAGGGCGGCAACCGCGCGCTCGGCGACGTCCACAAGGAGGAGGAGCTGATCCTCTTCCGCGGCGACGCGAAGGCCCTGGCGGAGACGCTGCGCGACCAGCTGCTCACGCCGCTCGTGCTGCTCAACGGCCTCGGCGACCGGCGCGACGTGCCGACGGTGCACTTCGACGTCGAGCCGCCCGACACCCTCGACCAGCTCGCCGAGCGGTTCCAGACCCTCACCGGCGCGGGGCTGCGGATCCCGGCGAAGCACGTGCGCGACCGCTTCGAGATCCCGGCGCCCGAGGGCGACGAGGAGACGATCGGTGGTCCGCCGCCCGCGCCCGTCGCACCGCCGGCCACCGACGCGCCCCCCGCGCCGCCGAAGAAGCCCGGGAAGAAGCCCGCGCCCGCGCAGGACGACGCCGCGTGATCGAGTCCACGACCCACTACACGGCCGACAGCGGGCGCACCGCCGTCGTCACCGTCGAGCGAACCACCGGCCTCTTCGGCGCGCCGAGCTTCGGTTACCGCGTCCGCCTCGACGACGGCACCGAGCTCGAGACCAAGACGCTGGGCTTCTTCGATCCGGAGCGCTGCCGCGACTTCGCCCTGCGCGAGACGACGCGCGCGCTCGCCACGCCCGCCACCCGCTGAGAGAGAGCCCCATGCCCGACGCCACCGTCCGCGACACCGAGGACCACCCGGTTCCCGGCGACCTGCTCACGTGCGCGCTGCGCATCAAGCGCTCCGCGAAGGACACACGCGCGATCGACGTCGTCGCGTCGACCGAGGCGGTCGACAGCTACGGCGAGATCGTCGAGCAGAGCTGGGACCTCGCCCGCTACAAGGCCAACCCGGTCGTGCTCTTCGCGCACAACTCGCGCGAGCTGCCGATCGGCACCGCGCGCGACGTGAAGGTCGAGGACGGCGCGCTCGTCGCGACGCTCGACTTCGTGTCGGCCGAGGCGAACCCGAAGGCCGAGCAGGTCTGGCAGCTGATCCAGCAGGGCGCGCTGCGCGCCGTGTCGGTCGGCTTCCGCCCGCGCACCGTCCGGTCCGAGAAGCGCGACGGCAAGGAGGTCTACGTGCTCGCCGACAACGAGCTGCACGAGATCTCCGTCGTCCCGATCCCCGCCAACCCCGAGGCCCTCGCCCGCGCCCGCGCGCGCGCGCTGGCCGCCGGTCCGTCTGTCACCCGCGGCACGGCCGCATCCGCCCACAAGGAGAGCCCCATGGCTGATTCCAAGAGCGCCGAGCCGCAGGTCGCGCAGCTCGGTCGCATCGAACTGTTCCTCCCCATCGCCGCCGAGCTCGGCGTCGCCGCCCACGGCGACGACGACGCGCGCGGCAAGCTGATCGCGCTCGCGCGCGAGGGGCTCGACGTCCGCACCGCGCTCGGCACGCGCAGCGCGTCCGAGACCGCCGCGAAGCTCTCGACGGTCTGCGCCGAGGCCGCGAAGGTCCCGGCGCTCGAGGCCCAGGTCAAGGCCGCCGGCGAGACCGAGGCGAAGCGCGCCGAGCTCGAGCGCGTCCGCCACCTCGACGCGCTGCTCGCGGGCAAGCCCGAGCTCAAGGCGTTCCGCGCGTCGCTCGAGATGCACGCGCGCCACGACTGGGACGGCTTCGTGAAGCAGTACCCCGTCGTCGGCGGCGCCGACCCGCAGGTCACCGCACTCAAGGCCGAGAACGCGAAGCTGCGCGAGGTGCTCAACGGCGCGCACATCTCGGTGCCCGACGCCGAGGCCGGCGCGCCGCCCGCGCCGCTCAGCACCCCCACGCTGCCGCGCTCGCACGCCGAGCAGGCCCGCGAGCGCGCCGCGGCGATCCGCGCGGCGAACCCGAACATCTCCGAGCGTGACGCGCTGCTGCAGGCGTCGCGCGAACTCAAGAGCGGCCAGGGCGCCGCGGTGAGGTCGTAACATGGGACTCAGCATGCGCGCGCCCGGCCAGGGGATCATCACCCTGACGGCCGAGGCCACCATCACGGACGGCAACGTCGTCATCGGAGGGGCCGCCGACGACAAGTGCAAGCTGCCCGCCGGCACCGCGGCCGACGTCGCGGTGCTCGGCATCGCCAAGGTCGAGGGCGGCGGCTCCGTCGCGAGCGGCTACCCGGTCGACGTGGTCGTCAACGGCGTCTGGCCCGCGAAGGCCTCGGGCGCGATCACGCGCCTCGACCGCGTCGCGATCGCCAACAGCGCGGGTGACGTCAAGCGCGCCAACTACGGCATCGGGCTCCCGATGATCGTCGGCTACGCGCTCGAAAGCGCAGCCGACGGCGAGCGCGTCGCGGTCCTCATCATGCCGCGGGCGATGCCCGGGCTGCTCATCACGCCGTTCACCGCGGACGGCGCGATCACGGCCAACACGATCGTGAAGGTCGGGAGCGCGGACGACAAGGTCGCCAAGGGCACCGCCGACCCGACGACGGCGCAGATCGGGGTCGCGCTCAACACCGTCGCCGACGGCGGCACGGTCTACGTCTGCACCCACGGCGTCGTGCCGGTCACGACGCAGGGCAACCTCGCCAAGAACGACCCGGTGACCGTCGGCGACGCCGCGGGCGGCGCCAAGAAGGCCAACCCCGGCGCCGGCACCAACGCCGGCCTCGTCGGCCACGCCGTCGCGGCGGCCACCGCCCCCGCGGCCTGCAACGTCCTCGTCGCCCCCTCGATCATGCAGGGCTAGCCGCCGCTGCACCCCACACGGAGCATACCCATGGCTGACGGATCCATCATCACCGGCGGCACGTCGCTCGCCGCCGTGCAGCGCCAGCTGCTGCTCGAGAAGGGGTTCGACCCCGCGGCGATCGCCCTGCTCGAGCGCTCACTCGGTCCCGGCGCGGTCCACGTCGACCAGCCGATCGAGAACCTGCTCGTCAAGTACGAGAACAACGAGCTCATCGCCGACCAGGTGATGCCGGTCCTCAAGACCAACAAGAAGAGCAACGTCTACTTCCAGCTCAAGCCCGAGACGGCGTTCACGATCCCGGACGCGCGCCTGAGCGGACAGGAGGCGATGCCCAACCGCGCCGGCGCGGCGCTCGACACGAACGGCTCGTTCAAGGTCACCGACTACGCGCTGCTCGACTTCATCAGCACCGACGAGGAGGCCAACGCCGACGCGCCGCTCGAGCCGCGGCTGATCTCCGAGGACACGCTGATGGGCTACCTCGCGCTCGCCCGCGAGCAGCGCGTCGCGGCGCTCGTGTTCGGCTCGGGCAACTACGGCTCGAACACGAGCGCGCTCGCCGGCACCGCGCGCTGGGACGTGGGCCCGGCGACGAGCACGGCGGACCCGGTCGCGGACCTGCTGGCGGCCATCCGCGCGCCGCTCGCCAAGCCGAACACCGCCGTGTTCGGGTGGCAGGCGTGGGACGCGTTCCGCGTGCACCCGAAGGTCACCGCGTACATCACGTCGCGCGCGGCGACGCAGCGCGGCCCGACCCCGCTGATGATCGACGAGGACACCGTCGCGGCGGCCTTCCGCCTCAAGAAGGTCCTCGTCGGCGAGGCGAAGTACACGACCAACCGCGAGGGCGCGACCAACGCCTTCGGCTACATCTGGGGCAAGAGCTGCGCGCTCATCCGGGTCGAGCCGACGCCCAACGTCCGCCGGACGCAGACCTTCGGGTACACGTTCCGCTTCACCGCGGGCGACACGCCGCCGTTCGCCGTGCAGCAGTTCTACAACCCGCTCCCGGGCGTGCGCGGCGGCACGTACCTGAAGCTCTCGCACTCGGACGCCGACCAGATCGTGGGCGGCGCGAGCACGGGCTACCTCTACACGACCGTGGTCAGCTGACCCTCCAGCGCGCGTGAGCGGACGCGGCGCGGCCGCGCGGGGGCACTGGGGCTCCCGCGCGGCGCCCGCACCGCACCGCGCCCCAGGACGCGATTCCGATGGCGAACGACAAGACCGAGAAGACCGAGAAGACCGAGGCGAAGGCCGCCGGCGCCGCGACCGGCGACGCACCGCAGGCCCCGCCGCCCCCACCGCCCGCGCCCGCGCTCGCGTCCGGCCATCCGCTGGTCGCAATCTCCGGCGACAAGGTCGTCGAGCAACTGCTGCAGCGGAACGCCGACCTCGAGGCCCAGGTCAAGCAGCTCCAGGCCGAGAAGACCGCGATGGCCGGCCAGCTCGCCGACGCCGCGGAGCAGATCCGGATCCGCCCCGTCGCGCCAGGCGCGCGGGTCGGCAAGCCGCTCTTCATCGCGAAGACGCGGATCCAGTACGGCGCGACGACGATCGAGGCGGACCATCCGCTGCCCTTCGACCCGACGAATCCGCCGCCCGGGTGCTCCGGCTTCGAGCTGGGCGTCCACTACGAGCTGCGCTAGCCCGTGATCACCCCCGAGGACATCCAGGCCCGCCTGCCGTCGAGCGAGGACTACCTCAAGCTCTTCGACCGGGCGGGCGTGGGCGTCGTCGACGTCGCGTTCGTCGCGACGTGCATCGCGGACGGCACGAGCGAGCTCAACTCGCGGCTGCAGGCCGCGTTCGGCGAGACGCTCGACGAGGCGGGGGGGACCATCGATCCCGTCATGAAGCGGGTCGCGAGCATCTACGCGATCCGCGCCGCGTTGCTGCTCAACCCGCTGCTCACCGACAACGACGCGGCGCCGCTGCAGAAGGCCTTCAAGTGGGCCGACGATTTCGTCGATAAGCTCACCAAGGACCAGCAGCGACGGCTCGTCACGAGCCCCGTCGGCCGGGCCCGCCCGCGCCCGCGGGTGAACAACACGACGACCGACGACGGCACGCCGACCGATCCGTTCGGGCGCGTCCGCAACGGCCGCGACGGCAGCATCTTCTGATGACCACGTTCCGGGCCGAGCTGCGCGACGTCGACGAGGCCGTCCTCGCGCTGCAGGACCGCCTCGACGCGGAGCTCGAGCAGGCCGCGGTGACCGGCGCGATCGTGCTGGCCGAGACGGCGAAGCGCGAGCACTGGTTCCAGAACCGCACGCAGGCCGCGGAGAACAACACGCTCGGGCTCGTGCCCGAGGGGGCGTTCCTCGCGGGCACGCTGCGCTTCGGGGCCGAGATCGGCGTCGAGTACGGCGAGTACCTCGAGGCCCGCGCGCCGGTGCTCGGGCACGCGTGGCTCGTCGCCGAGGACGAGATCGCGCACACCTTCGAGGCCGCGCTCGCGCGCGCCGCGGCCGAGACCCCGGGCTGGCGCGCCGGCTGACCGATGACCGACCTGGCGTCCATTCCGTCGATCGCGCTCGCGATCGAGGCCGCGCTGCAGCCGCTGCTCGTGGCCAACGGCGGCACGACGTTCAAGGTCCTCGACCACTGGACCGGCGACCTGAGCGCCGCCGCGGCGGTCGAGAACCTCACGGCGCAGGCGCTCAACAAGGCGCCGGGCGCGTTCATCGCGTTCGAGGCCGAGCTCGCCGACGACGACGTCGCGACCGTGAGCGGCACGTCCGAGACCGCCGCCGGCAGCACCTGGTCGGTGATCGTCTTCGCCACGAGCGCCGGCCAGACCGCGAAGCGCGCCGCGCTCGGGGCCGCGCCCGTGCTCGGCGCCTACGAGCTGATCGACCCCGTGGTCGGCGCCCTCAACAGCCTCGTGATCGCCGGGCTGCTCCGCGTCGAGCGGCTGCACTACGTCGGCACCCGCTGGTTCGCGGCGAAGCGCGGCGCGCTCGGCGCGCTCGCGGTGCGCTTCCGCGCGACGCGCGAGGCGCCGCAGGCCGAGCCGCCTGACGACTCCGTGGACTTCACCGCGGTCCGGGCGACCGAGACGCTTGCTCCGGCGGACGGCGAGACCGTCCCGCCCTCGCTCACCCCGTTCATCACCTTCGACAGCTGAGAGAGACAGCCCATGGCGACCACCCCGACGATCCGCGTGCGCGCGGTCGGCGACCTCCTCGTGCCGCGCGTCGACGCCGACGGCACGCCGGTCGTGAGCAAGACCAAGGGCCGCTACGCCGGCCGCGACGCGCAGAAGCGCGCGCTGGCCGACGGCGAGCCCGTGCCCGACGTCCACTACTACCGCGCCGAGATCGAGGCCGGCGCGCTCGAGCTCGTCGAGGAGGTGTCCCCGTGACGATCACCATCCCGGGCTTCGACCCCAGCACCAAGCTCCCCGGCACGTACATCGCGACCGTCTTCGGCGGCGCGCCGACGTCGCCGTCCGACGTCGCGATCAAGACCCTCCTCGTGGGCAACATGATCGGGTCGCCGATCACCGGCAGCGCGCCGACGCTCAGCGTCGCGGCCGGCACCGCCTCGCTCAACACGGCGTACCAGCTCTTCTCGGCCGACGACGCGAAGGTCTACTTCGGCGCGGGCTCGGAGCTGCACCGCATGGCCCTCGTGTTCTTCGGGATCTACCCCGGCGGCACGTGCTGGGCGATCGCGACGGCGCAGGGCTCGACCGCGAGCACGGGCATCATCACCGCGACCGGCACGCCCACCGCGGCGCTCACCGCGCGCGTCTGGATCAACGAGGAGTTCGTCGACGTCGCGATCGCGGCCAGCGACACCGTGACGACGATCGCCACGGCCATCGCGACCGCGATCAACCAGCAGACGGCGTGGCCCGTGACCGCGCAGTTCGCGCTCGGCGTCGTGACGATCACCGCGAAGCACACCGGCCTCCGCGGCAAGCAGATCCAGTTCCGCGTCTCGCTGATCAACAGCACGCAGACCGTCGACGCCGTGGCCGGCGCCCTCTCGGCGACGCTCTCCGGCTCGACGCTCACGCTCTCGGGCGGCACCGCGGTCGGCACGAGCAGCGTCGGCGCGTACGTCTTCACCGGCGGCAGCACGGAGGAGACCACGACGAGCGCGCTCGCCGCGATCGCCGCGACGCGCTACCACCGCATCAACCTCGCGCAGCAGACCAGCACCGAGATCGCGCGCGTCGCGACGCAGGTCGACGCCATGGCCGGCGTCGGCACGCAGCTGCGCCAGCAGATCGTCGCCGGCTCGGTCGACACCTACGCGAACGTGGTGACGCTGGCCGACGGCCTCCAGCGGGTCCGCGTCTCGATCGGGTGGAGCTACGACAACCCGATGGGCACGGGCGAGCTCGCCACGGCCTACAACGCGGGGCGCCTCAACGGCGACGCCGCGCTCGGCGGCGCGCTCAACGGCGAGGTCCAGGACCCGAACGCGAACCTCGACCAGATCCGCCTCGCCGGCACGAAGGTGCCGCGCGCGCGCAGCGACTGGCCGACGCGCACGCAGATGAACGCGGCGCTCGGCGCCGGCGTCACGCCGCTCGAGCCGCTCGACACGGGCCTGCTCCGGATCACGCGCGCGATCACGACGCGCAGCGAGGACGACGCGGGCAACCCGAACTACAGCGTGCTCGACACGTCGATCGTCACGACGCTCGACTACGAGGCCGACGCGCTCACCGGACTGCTCGAGGCGTGGCGCGCCGGCAAGAAGCTCGCACCCGACCAGGCCGACGGCACCGTGATCAAGCGCGCCGGCGTGGTCACGCCGCGCGGCGGCCGGGGCATGGTGCACGGCTTCCTCAAGGCCGAGGAGACCGACGGCCGGATCATCGACGTCGACGACGCGGCGATGCTCGAGCAGTTCGCCGTGATCATCGACCCGGCCAACCGCAGCCGCGTGCTCGCCAACGTCCCGATCCGCCCGACGCCGGGCTGCCACCAGATCGCCGCGGCGATCCGCCAGGCCGCGTGAGGAGCACACCGTGAGCACCCAACTCGCCAAGCCCGGGCACCTCGCGATCGCGGGCGTGCCGGTCCTGTTCTCGAACGAGATCGAGCGCAAGCTCGCCTCAAACGACAAGATCGTCGTGACCGTCGGCGCGGTCGGCCACAACGACGGCACCGCGATCGTCGACTATTCGGTCAAGAACGCCGTGCCGGAGGACGGCTACGAGTTCGACGCCTACTACTACGCGACGAACCACATCACGCTGACGATCCAGTTCCACCACGCCGGGTGGATCGAGACCGTCGAGGGCCGCGTGCTCGAGGACTCGGTCTCGACCGGCCCCGACAACCCGACGGTGCAGAGCTTCACGTTCCAGGGCACGCCGACCGGCCGGGTGCGCGCGTGAGCGAGACGGCCAGCAGCTCCGCGCCGATCCTCCTGGTGGTCAACCAGGAGCGGCCGTGCCGGGTCATCGACTTCCCGGGCGAGCGCGGCGTGCTGCCGAACGGGGAGCGCATCGCCGTCGGCATCTGGGCGCTGCTCGACGGCGAGAAGCGCAAGGCCAAGCTCGAGGCCATCAAGTACCTCGAGGGACTGAAGCTCACCGACCTGCAGCTCGTCCAGGCGCCGGAGATCGGCGAGGACGAGCGCAAGACCCAGGAACTGTTCATCGCGCTGCGTAACGCCGCGGAGCCGCTGCGCCAGTTCTCGCCCAACGTGGCGGACCTGCGGCGGCTGACGACCGAGGAGCGCGACGCGCTGCTGGAGCAGGTCAAGCAGTTCGGCGAGGAGCGGTCCGCGTTCAAGTACTTCGAGAGCGCGGAGGAGGTGGACGGTCTGATCGCCGCGGCGGGAAAAGGCTCGGTTTCGATGTCTGGCTTGCGGCGCTTCGATTCCGGTTCGCTCGCGTATGCCCTCTGTATTGCGGCCGGCCGGTGCACGAGCTCGACGAGACCGAACTTCTTACCCTCCTCGTCCTCGAACGACTCCAGCCCCTCTTCGGGCCCGGATCCGGCTGGCGCGTAGTCCCGCCGACGCCCTGACGCATGGCCTCCGCAACGCTCCTCATCGCCGTCGAGGGCGCGCAGCAGGCGCGCCGCGCGTTCGACGGCCTGCGCGGCGAGGCCCGGCGCGCGCAGCAGGGCATGGCCGCCGACGCGCGCGCGGCGTCGCAGCAGCGCGCGCGCGCCGAGGCCGACGAGGTCCGGACCGCGCAGCGCCAGTACCGCGAGCTGCAGCAGGCGCGCCAACGCGCCGCGCGCGAGGCCACCCAGGCCGCGCTCCGCGCCGCGCGCGAGCGCGTCGCGGCCGAGCAGAAGGCCCTCCGCGACATCGACAAGGCGACACGCGACGCGCAGCGCATGGCGGCGCAGGCCGAGCGCGAGAAGACACGCACGGCGCGCACCGAGGCCAACGAGCGGCGGCGCATCGAGGCGGAGGAGGTGCGCGACGCGCAGCGCAACGCCCGGTCGATCTTCCTTGCGCGCCGCAACGCCGAGCGCGAGGCGACCGCCGCGGCGGAGCGCGAGGGACGCCGCCGTGGCCAGCTCGCGGACCGCGCCCGCGCGTACGGACGCCAGGTCCTCGGCGCCGCGTGGGGCGCCGCACAGAACGTCCACGGCCAGATCCAGGACGTCCGGCAGCGCAACGCCGCGTCCGAGACCAACATGAACACGCTGTTCCTGCAGACCGGCGCCGACCGCGGCGAGGCGGCGGCGGGGCGGGCGGCGATCGCGAACTTCGCGCGCAGCCACCACATGAACCTCGAGGCCGTGATCGACGCGGTCGCGGCGCCGCAGTCGCGCTTCAACGCGCTCGGCGGCAACACCGCGCAGGACCGCGCGCGCGCGCTCCAGGCCACGCTCGCCGACGTCGACTTCGCCAACGTGATCGACCCGAACAACCTCGGTGGCATCCCGCTGTTCGGCGCGATGCTCCGCCAGCAGGGCGTCGGCGAGACGATGCGGCACGACATCCTGCGCAACGTGACCGGCATCTCGTTCGCCGGCTCGGTCGAGACCGAGGACGCGATCCGGCAGGGCCTGCCCGGGATGCTGCGCTCGCTCTCGACGACGCTGGCGCAGTCGCCCGCCGGGAATCGCGACGAGATCATCCGCACCGCGGTGGCCGACTACATGGCGCAGGTCCAGACCACGGCCGCGAGCGGCGGCGCGGTCGGCGCGAGCGGCAACCGCATGAACATCCTGCGGAGCGCGCTCGGCAGCACCGACACGCAGAACCGCATCGGCAGCGCGCTCGCGCGACGCCAGATGACCGACGAGGAGCGGGCCGAGTTCGGCGCCGCGTTCACGCGCGGGCGCGACGGCCGCTACACGCTCGGCGCGTCCTACGTCAACTCGCCCTCGAACACCGCGCGGCTCTTCGGCCACCTCTTCAACAACGACCCCACTGCCGTCGCGAACTTCCTGCGCAACAACGGCCACCACCAGTTCCTCAACCGGCCGCAGGCCGACCTGATCACGAGCTACTTCGCGTCGGGTCAGAACGCCGCGGGGCAGACGCAGCGGCAGTACGACCTCGTGAGCGGGCTCGCCGCGCAGACGATCACCCCCGAGCGCGAGCGCGAGATGCGCGAGACGCGCAACGCCGAGGACCGCGTGAACCTCGCCGACAACGAGAACGAGCACCGCGCCTCGCTCGGCGACAACACCAGCGCGCTCAACCGGCTCTCGAACACGATCAACGACTGGCTCACGCGCAACCCGATCGGCGCCGCCGTCGTGGGCGCCGTGCCCGGCCTGGTGCCGGGCGGCACGTCCGGCGGACCCGGCGGCGGGAGCGGCGCCGGCGGCACCGCGTTGGCGGCCGCCGGCGGCGTGGTCTCGCGCATCGGCGGTCCGCTGGTCGCGCCCGTGGCCGCAGCGGCCGCGCCGTACGTCGCGGGCGTCACCGCCGCGCTGGGCTACGGGCTCGCGCTCGGCACCGCGGGCACCCACGTCATCGACGCCGCGGCCGGCCTCGCGGGGCACCGCACGACCGAGCAGCAGTTCGGCGCGGGCAACCGCCCCTCGGTGTTCAGCCTCAACACGCTCAGCGAGGCCGGCCGCGGCGTCGCCGGGCTCTTCGGCGGCGAGCGCGTGCAGGACAACCGCACGACGCCGCCCGGAGGCGGCGAGTTCCGCGCGTGGCTCCGCGAGATCCGCGACGCCGTGCGCGAGGGCGCGAGCCAAGCGACCGTCACTGTCAACCCGACCGACGCCGCGCACGCGGCCGCGGCGCTGCCGGGCGGCAACCCGCGCCCGTTCGGCGCGTGAGCTACGCGATCCGCACCGACGTCCGCCGCGTGGTCTACACGCGGCCGGCCGTGCAGCCGCCCGCCGCGCCTGGGAGCGCCACCGGGTTCGACGCGGGCGCCGTCGCCTACGACCGCGCGCCGCCCGTGGAGTTGGCCACGATCGTCCACTACCCCGACGCCGCGGGCACGGCGCGCGACCCGCAGGTCGTCACCGTCGCGCGTGCGGTGCCCACGCTCAGCGTCGCGGGCACCGTCCGCCGCTACAACACCCTCACCGATTTCGTGGCCGCGGTGCTGGCGCCGCTCGGGATCGCCGAGCTGCCCGCGCTCGCCCCGTCCACCTTCGTCGCGGGCTCGCCGCTGCGGTGGCAGGTCGCGAGCTACGCCGCCCAGAGCTGACCGCCGTGGACGACCTCTTCAGCCGCACCCTCGTCCGCGCGTCCTTCGCGGGCGTCGAGTTCCCCGCGGGGAAGCTCGAGACTGAGGGCGGCCACGACGGCGTCGAGCACACCGCGCACCTGCGGCCCGGCGCGGACATCGAGCCGACCGGCGCGAAGGCGCTGCGCGGGACGATCGAGTGCCACTTCCTCAACGGCCTGCCCGGCTGGGGCACGCTGTGGCCCGCGCGGCTGCAGCAGCTGCTCGGCGCGATCCGAAACAACCCGATCGGGCGGCTGCAGCACCCGACCGAGGGCCTCCTCGACGCGTTCGTCGGCACGTGGAAGCGCGCGACCGATCCCGAGCGCCGGAGCGGCGAGGTTGTCGAGCTGCACTGGGTGGAGCACAACGCCTCGGTCGCGCGCGTGCTCACCGCGACGGGCGCGGCACCGACCGACGCGAGCGCGACCGCGACGACGCGGGCCGCGACCGCGGACGCCGCGGCGGGCGGCGCGCTGGGCTACACCCCCGTGGCGCCGCGGCTCGCGGCGCAGCTCGCGTACCTCGAGGGCGCGGCGCGCAGCTACCCGCAGGTCGTCGCCGCGCTTGCCGCGCTCGTCGCGACGTGCGGCGCGAACCTCGCGCTGCCCGCGCTCGCGGGCCCGGAATCCCACGCCGCGGTCGCCTCGCTCGAGGGGCTGCGCGCCAGCGTCCTCGCGCTGCGCGCGCGCTACCTGCCGCTCGCCGACGCCGTGCGGCGCTACACCGTCCCGGCCGACATGGCACTGTGGGAGATTGCCCGCGTGCTCTACGGAAGCGTCGACCAGGCCGCGACCCTCGCGGGCGCCAACCCGATCGCCGATTGGCTGCGCGTCCCGGCCGGCACCGTGCTCGTCGTTCCGCCCGCGCACTGACCCCGATGGCCGAGTCGCACGCCGTCACCCTGTCGCTCTTCCAGAGCGCGACGGAGCACGTCGAGGTCTCGGTCTTCGACGAGTACAAGATCACGCTCGACATGCTCCACGCCGGCAACGCGTGGACGTTCGCGTGCTGGGCCTCGAGCGTCGGCGAGAACGCCTTCCGCGACCTGAAGCGCGCGGTGAAGCTCGGTGCGCGCGCGGTGCTCAGCATCGACGGCGCGCCGCAGCTCGTCGGGCCCGTCGAGGAGGCGCGGATCAAGGTCGACCGCGCGGGCGGGGCGGCGCTGATCCTGACCGGCCGCGACGTCGCGGGAGCGGCGCAGGACTGGGACGCGGACCCGCGCGTGAACCTGCGCGGCCGCGCGGTCGGCGACGTCGTCCACGACCTGCTTGGGCGGATCGGGATCCAAGCGCAGTTCACCGACGGCGCGAGCGCGCGCGCGGCGCAGGGCCGCCCCGGACGCAGGCGTCCGGCCGCGCGACCGCGCCGCCACCCGATCGACCTCGCGCACGCCCGACCCGGAGAGAAGGTCTGGCCGCTCGTCCAGGAGGTCGCGAAGAAGGTCGGGTTGATGGCGTGGGTCGCGCCCGACGCCGAGTCCTACGACGGCGCGTGGATCGTGCTCGACACGCCCGCATACGCCGACGCGCCGGTCTTCACGTTCCGCCGGGCGCTGCGCGACGGCGTGGTGGTGCCGAACGGGCCCGGCGTGCCGGACCTGCTCGAGACCGAGCACGCGGTCTCGGTCAAAGACGTCCCGACCGAGGTCCACGCGTACGGTCAGGCCGCGCGCGGCGACGAGCCCGCGGCGCGCGTGCTCTACCTGCTCGAGAACGACGCGCTGCCGCAATACCCCGAGGTCGCGCGCCCGGTCCCGACGCACCCGCGCTGGCTGCACGACCCGCGCGCCACCTCGCTCGCGCACGCCAAGCAAGCCGCCGCGCGCGTGATGGCCGAGGGCATGGCGAACTTCCGCGCGTACACGTGCAAGGTCCAGGGCCACGGCCAGGTCGTGGCCGGCGAGCGGCGCCTCTACACGGTGAACACGATGGCCACCGTCGAGGACCCGCTCTCGAACCTCGCGACGCCGCGCCCGCTGCTGATCACCCGCGTCGAGTTCGCGCGCTCGCGCCGCGACGGCCAGACCACGAACCTCACGCTCGGTCAGAAGGGCGCCATCCAGATCATCCCGGAGCCGACGTGATCGAGTTCATGAAGGTCACCGCGACGCGGCTCGGGACGCGCGTCCGCGTGGTGCTCGCGCAGCTGCGGGGCGTCGGGGCCGAGGGCGACGACGACGGCGCCGAGCCGTTCGACGACGCCGAAGTGATCCACCCGCTCGGCTTCCTCTCGCGCCCCGCGCTGAGCGCGTCGCTGCAGGCCGCCGTCGTCCGCGTCGGGAACGACGCGCGCGTGCTCGCGTTCGTCGACAAGGCGCTCGCGCGGCTCGAGGGTACGGTCAACGCACTCGAGGCCGGCGTGGCGCGAGTGTTCGCGCCCGGCAACCTCAACGCGCGCGTCGACTGGCTGCCCAACGGCGACGTCGTGATCAACGGCGGCACGCTGCGCCTCGCCCGCGTCACCGACGGCGTGAACATCTGCAAGCTCCAGGCGACCGCGGTGATCTACCCGTGCACGATCACGATCACGCCGATCAACGCGGACGGTAGCTTCGGCACGCCCATCCCGACGACCGCGCCGGTGCTGGCCACGGTCCACGGCGTGATCAGCAGCGAGCCCGGCAACGGCGCGGAGCACGGCCTCGCATGAGCATCGGGCAGGTCAAGGTCGACCCGACGACGCCGGACTCGATCAGCAAGGTCATCTTCGACACGTGGACGACCGACGCGGACGGCGCGCTCCTCGCCGCGGCGCTCGTCAGCGACGACCCGTCGCGCCGCGCGCTCGGCGCGATGATCCAGGCGTTCGCGACGGCGATCGACGCCGCGCTGACCGGCACCGTCGCGAGCGGCCCGTACGTGCCGACCGAGCGCACGCTGACGGGCGCGAGCCCGGTGCGCGTGCAGGGCGACAACGCCACGCACGCGCTGATCGCCGACCTCACGATCTCGTTCGGGCTCGCGGGGCAGACCGCGGGCGACCTGCTGTACTACAGCGGCAGCGCGTGGACGCGCCTCGCGATCGGCTCGAGCGCCCAGGTGCTGGGCATCAGCGGCGGCGCACCGGCCTGGCGGACGCTCACGTACAGCGACGTCGGCGCGGACGCGGCCGGCGCGGCGGCCGCGGCCCTCGCGCTCGCCGAGGCGCACACGATCACGGCGGGCGCGGGCCTGACGGGGGGCGGCGCGCTCAGCACCAACCCGACGCTGAACGTCGTCGCGAACGCCGACGGCTCGATCGTCGTCAACGCCGACGACCTCCAGGTCGGGGTGCTCGCGACCGACGCGCAGCACGGCACGCGCGGCGGCGGCACGCTGCACGCCGCGGCGACCGCCAGCACCGCCGGGTTCCTGTCCGCGGCGGCGCAGAGCGTCGGCGGCGCGAAGACGTTTCAGGACGCCGACACGTCGCTCAAGAACACGACGGCCGCGACGTCGGGTGTGCCGAACCGCACCTCGCCAAAGCTCCAGTTCGTCGCCGACTACTGGAACGGCTCGGCGACGGTGACGTGCACCGACTCGTTGCAGATGACCGCCGGACCCACGGGCGCGGACTTCAACAGCGCGATCGACGTGGTGCAGAACGGGTACCGCACCGTCCGGTTCCTCCAGAACTCCTTCCAGATCCAGAGCGCGATCGTCGTCGGGCGCGGCGGCTCCAACGCCGTCGCGCTCGGATCCGCCGAGGGCTACGGAAACTACTTCGAGTGGTTCGGCAACTTCGCGATGGGCGTCTCGGGCGCCGCGACGGATCCGGGCTACAGCGGCGCGACCGGCCACGGCTTCACGCTCGTCTCGAAATGGTGGGACGCGAGTGGCAACGTCAGGTTCGGCGCGACGAACGTCGACCCGGCGCTCGGCACCTGGGGCTCGGTCCAGGTCGACGGCAAGACGTACGCAGCGGGCGGACTACGCGTCGACGTCGGCTCCGACGCGACGGGCGATCTGCTCGTGCGCAAGAGCACGAACTACCTCGGGCGCATCGCGGCCGGGGCGAGCGGGTATCTGCTCACCTCGAACGGCGCGGGCACCGAGCCGACGTGGCAGGCGCCGCCCACGAGCGGCATCAGCAACACGATCAACCAGACGTGGTCGTTCGCGGGCGCGCTGAAGGACTACACCGCCGACGCCGCGTGGAGCACCGACCCGGAGTGGGGCTTCCTCAGCTCGACGACGTACACGGGACACCTCGGCGACGGCAGCGGCGGCACGACGCCGTTCTTCTGGGTCGCGCTGCCGGGACGCGTGGGCGGCACGTCCGGGTGCAAGCGCTCGGGCTCGAGCTCGCTCCTGCTCGGCATTCCGAACGCGACCTCGACGCAGGTGTTCCCCGAGACGACGTCGACGAGCGGCGGCCCGTGCATCGTGGTGCCGCTGCCGTACGCGAACGACATCACCGTGGAGTTCACGCTCAACTCGAACCTGCCCGCGTACAACATCGCCATGGGCGCGCTCGCGACGATCACGCGGCAGGCGTCGGGCAACACGTTCCAGCAGCTCGCGGGGTTCAAGCTCACGCGGCGTTACGACGCGATTCTCGGGTGGCAGACCGAGCACGCGGCCGGGGTGTTCGGCACGTACGCCACCGCGACGACCGCGGCATCGTGGGTGACGAGCACGACGTACCAGCGGCGCGTGCGCTTCCACATCCGCGTGCACGGCGCCGCGGTGCAGGGGAGCAACGTGGGCACGCTGTCGGCGTTTACGGTGCTGCGCGGCGACGTGTCGCCGCTCTTCTGGAACGGCACCGAGGGCGCGTACATCCTCACGCTGGGGCTCTACGGCAACGGCAACACGAGCGGCGCGAACATCGAGATCCAGAACCTCGTCGTCACCGGGACGCGGGTGGTGTGCTGATGGCCGACCTCGAACGACTCGCCGGCGCGGTGCTCCTCGGCGGGCTCGCGGGCCCGACGCTGCGCGGCGACGAGCGCGTCGACCTGGCCGCCGGGCGGATCGCCGGCGTCGTGCTGTACCAGCACACGGCGACCGCGCCGGTGCGCAATCTCGACGGCACGCTCGCGCAGCTCGCCGCGCTCTGCGCGGAGGTCCGCGCAGCTGCTCCGCGCGCCATCATCGCGCTCGACCACGAGGGCGGGCGCGTGCAGCGCGTGCGCGCCGCGGCGACCGAGCTGCCGAGTGCCCGCAGCGCGGGCGGACGCGGCAAGGGCCGTGCGGCAGACACCCGGGCGGCGTGGGCACGGGCCGGCGCGGCGCTCAGGGCCGCGGGCGTCTCGTTGGTGCTCGGCCCGGTGGCCGACGTCTGCGACGGCGACGACGGCGACGCGATCGGCGACCGCGCGTTCGGCGCCACGCCCGCCGTCGTCGCGCTGCACGCGCGCGCCGCGGTGCAGGGCCTCGCCGACGCCGGCATCGCGTGCTGCGCGAAGCACTGGCCGGGCATCGGCGGGGGCGCGTGCGACCCGCACTTCGGCCGTAGCACGGGCGCGCGCCGCGCCGACCACGCCGCGGTGTTCGCGGGCCTCGGCGCGCCGGCGACGATGCTCGCCCACGTCACGCTCACGGACCTCGACGCGACGCGCCCCGCGACGCTGAGCCCCGCCTGCTACGCCGCGGCGCGCGCCCAGGTAGGTGCCGGCGCGGTGCTGTGCACGGACGATCTGAACATGACGGCCATCGCGGGCTTCTACCCGGTGCCCGACGCCGCGGCGCAGGCCATCGCCGCCGGGGCGGATCTCGTGCTCGTCGGCGCGTCGCCCCTCCAGCACCAGGCCGTGCACGCCGCGCTCGTGGCGCGCGCCGCGGCTGATCCTGTCTTCGCCGGGCGGCTCGCCGACGCGGGCGCGCGCGTCGCCGCCCTGCACACCTGAGCGAATCGCCGATGCCCACCTACTACGCCGAGGCCCGCTCCCTGGATCCGGGCACAGGCGACACGCGCTGGGGCGGCGCGACGTGGACGCCCGGCCGGCCGATGACCGAATGCGTGGTGCGGATCCTCCGAACGGCGAAGGGTAGCAACGCCGGCGACGAGGACCTCGGGCCCGACTACGAGGTGGTGCAGAAGGCCGGGCCTGGGGCCGCGATGGCGTGGCGGGCGCAGGTACTCGCCGCGCTCAAGCGCCTGACCGACCCGGGCCTGATCACCGACGTGAGCGTGCCCGTCGACACGCTGCCCGGCGGCCGGCTCGAGTACGAGGTCCTCTTCACCGATCCCAACGACACGATCCAGCCGCGCCAGCGCACCGGGAAGCAGAGGGTCTGATGGCGTTCTCCGCACGCACCCGCACGGCCATCCGCGACGCGCTCCTCGCGGAGTGGTCGGCGCGCCACGCGATCGACGGCCGCACCCTGCTCATCGCGCCCGGCAGCCCCGCGTACCTCGAGGCCGACGCGCTCTGTCTCCAGCTCGAGGGCCTCGAGGCCAACGCGCTCCAGGTCGCGCCCGACATCCTGCCGACGACGGCGGGCCCTGACGCGGTCGTGCGCCACGGCGAGGTCGAGGGGCTGCCGCGCGACCCCGCGACGGCGGCGGTGCTCACGGTGCTCATCACCAACGGGCCGCTCAGCAGCTCGGCGGCGCTGACGGGGCAGACGCTGCAGTCGCCCGCGGGCCTCGCGTATCTCCCCGTTGACGGCAGCGGCAACGTGCTCGGCACGCTCGGCCCGACCGACGGCAGCGGCGAGGTCACAATCCTGGCGCGCTGCACCACGATCGGCAGCACGGGCAACGCGGCCATCGGTGCGGTGCTCACGTGGAGCTCGGCGCCCACGGGGTTCGCGACCGCAAGCAACACCGTGTCCGATGTCGACGGCGGCCAGGACGTCGAGGACATCGAGACGTACCGCGCGCGCGTGATCGCCCGGCGGAGGAACCGGCCCGGCAGCGGCAATCGCGAGGACTGGAAGGAGTGGGCCGAGGGCTGCGCCAGCGTCGTGCAAGCGTGGGTGTACCCGCTGCTCGCGCCCGACGGCACGCCGGAAACCCTGGGGTGCGTCACGGTTGTGTGCGCGGGCGAGCCGCAGGGAAATTCGACGACCAACACGCGCATCATCGGGCTCGTGGCCGGCGGGTCGCTCGCCGGCGTGGCCGGCTTCATCGAGGGCACCCACGACGCCGCGGGCGTCGCCGTGACGAACGGCGTTCAGCTCCGCCCAGCGACGATGGCCGCGGCGGACTACGCCGCGCAGACGATCGCGGTGCAGACGCTCGCCGTCGACCTCACGCTCGTGAACACGACACCGAACGCGTTCCCCTTCGCGTCGAGCTACGCGATCGTCTCGGCCACGACAACGACCGCGATTCTGGCCGGCGACCGCACGTCGCTCTCTGGCAAGTCAGTGCAGCTCTACCTCGGCACCACCTACGTGCGCGGCGGGTACGTCCAGGTCCTCGTCGCCGGCGCCGTGTACAACGGAGGGACCTCTCAAACCACGCTGACGTTCGCGACGGTCGCCCACGCGCCGACCAACAACGGCGCGGGCAAGGGAGTCTACCCGGCGCCGCCAAACTACAGCGCGGTGCGCGACGCGATCTTCGAGTTGTTCGATGCGCTCGGGCCCGGCGACACGAGCCCCGCGAGCCGCTACCCGAGCGAGGACGTCGGCGATCGCTCGACGCTGTACGCCAGCTCGATCGTCAGCGCAGCGAAGAGCGTGCCCGGCGTGCTCTCGGCATCCACGACGGCGTCGGACACCACGCCTGCCGCGAAGACGGTGGTCACGCTCGGCGAGCTGCTGATCCACCAGTGATCAGGGCATCGGGCACGGAATCGTCGCACCGCTGACGTGCCAGCACACGAAATGGACGGTGCCGCGAGAGTCCGCGTACGACGCCTCGCAGGTGACCGCGGTGATCGGCGCAGCCGCCGAGTACATGTCGCCGGGATATCGGCACGCGGGCATCAAGTTGTTCCACGCGCCGCTCGGTGACGTTGGGGCGGAGCCAGCGCAATAGGCATCGAGCGTGGTTCGGGTCGTGTCGGTGTCCGCAACCCCGTCGCAGTTCGAGTCGACGCCGTCGCACCGCTCCATCGCGCCCGGGTGGACGTTGGGGTCTGCGTCGTTGCAGTCGGGCCCCATCGCGCAGCCCGCGCCGTACCCGTCGCCGTCCGCATCGGTGCAGCTCGGCGCGGTGTCGGTCGCAATCTCGGACTGGTGGACATCCTCGCCCGGCTGCGTGTCGGTGGCCGGGGCATCAAGCCCGAGCACATCCGCACCGGTCTCCGCGGAACCAGAGTCCGCGCCTCCGTCGGTCGGGCCGTTCGACGATCCGCAGGCAGCGAGGGCGAGGGTCAGAGCAAGCAGGGTGTGACGCATGGCGCAATCCTCCGCGTCACGGTATCCGCGGCGCAAGGGGCAGATGTTCCCGGATCGCTAAAAGCGCGGGTCGCTGAACGTGCCGTCGGCATAGCCTTCGTCGCAATCGAGACGCAGTACGCCCGCCGCCAGATGCGTGTCGCGGATGTCGCCGCGGCGTAGTCCGCGGACCGGGAAAACGCCGTGCAACGCCTCGCAGCGGTGGTAGTCCGCGCTGTCGTACTCGACATCCGCCGCGGTGCACTCCCGGAGCGCCACGCCTTCCTGGTCGTCGCAACTCGCGGGGGCGCGGATTTCGACGTCCGTCGCGAGCAGATCGGCGCCGGCGGCCGTGCCATAGCGCAGGCGGCAGTGATGCAGGTGCTCCGACGGGCAGACGAACAGCGCCGTCCACGACTGCTGGAGCGCGATCCGCTGGAGCACGCGCGCTGCGGGGGCCGTGGGCGCGGACGTCGTCCCGGATCCGGTGACCGACATGATGAGCCATCCCAGCGCGCCGAGGCTCGTGATCAGGCCGAGCACGCCCAGCGCCGCGAGGAACACGATGTCCAGCAGCGAGCGCGGCTTCTTCGGAGGCATCGGCGGAGACCGCGGCGGCTGGTCCAGGGGATTCTGCGTCGGCGCTCCGAACGGTGGCTGCGGATCACTCATCCCCCGAGCATCGAGCTCCGCGCTGCGCTTGTGAATCACCCCTGCGGGTGAGTCGAAAATCCAATGATCCCCACCCAAGCCCTCCCCTCGGATTCGTACGAGGTCACCGCCACGGTCACGGGCACCGCGGGAGCGACCGCCTCGCTCGAGGGCGCGCGCGCCACGAGCGGCGGCGTGACGTTCTGGCCGCTCGCGTCCGAAGCGACGCTCGACGCGGGCGGTCAGGCGAGCGTGCGCCTCATCGCCGCCACGATCGGCCAGCCCGGCAACCTCACCGTCGGCGCGACGCTCGCGTGGGTCCGCACGCCGGCAGGCCTCGACGCGACCGCCACCGTCACCGCGCGCATCGTCTCGCCCGCGGGTTACTTCGGCCGGCTATACCTCAAGGCCCTCGGAACGGCGTACCAGGCGCCCGACGGCTCGGTGAACGCAGCCGACGCGCTCGCGCTCGGCGGGGCACTGGCCGCCGGCGCCGCGACGACGGCCGCGCTGCGCGACGAGCTCTTCGCCGACTCGGTGGTGCAGCTGCTGCCGGAGTGGGAGGCGAGCTACGGCCTGCCGGTGCGCGAGGACCTGAGCGACGCCGCGCGCCAGGCCCGGCTGCTCGCGAAGATCCGCGCCAGCCGCGCCGGCACGCCCGCGGGGATCCTCCTCGCGGTCCGCACGCTCGCGCCCGAGGCGACGCTCACCGAGAACAGCGCCGCCGCCGTCGCGAGCACCAACCCGCGGAACGTCTTCCGCTACGCGATCACGATCTCCGCGGCGCACCGCGCCGACGACGACCTCGTGGCCCAGCTCCGCGCGCTGCTCGACGCGATGCAGCCCGCGCACGCCGACTACACCCTCACCACCCGCATCGGGTTCCGCTGCGACGACCCGCTGTCGCTCGTGGACCGCGACTGCCTCGCCAGCTGACGGAGCCCCGCGCATGACGCTCTCCCGGGTCCACACCTACGCCGCGCTCGACGAGATCACGGCCGCGCAGCTCAACGCGATCCAGGATGCGTACATCGCGATCGCGCAGGGCCTCAACGGCACGCTCTCGAGCCGCCCGATCCTGCACTGCGACAACGGCACCCGTCTCGACGTCTACCCGCTGCAGGGGCTCTGGATCGGCGACGCCGCGTACAGCAGCGCCGGCCAGATCCAGACGTCGCTGACCGGCCTGCTGACGGCCGGCCACTGGCACTACGTCTACGCCAAGATCGTCAGCAGCGCGATCGCGATCGAGATCAGCGCAGCCGACGCGGGGCCGAGTTTCGAGGGCGGCTACGTCTGGAAGGACAACGCCGGCACACCCGACAAGACGCGGCGCTACCTCGGCTGCCTGCGCGCGATCGACGCCAACACGGCCTACCCGTTCCGCGCGACGGGCGGCGAGTACGTCTGGCGCCGGGCGGCCGCCTCGCTCACGACCGACAGCTTCGAGCTCGCGACGACGTCGACCGGCTCCGCGACGTCGTGGGAGGACGTCGACTGCTCGAAGTTCGTCCCGCCGCACGCGGAGCTGATCGCGCTCGACGTCGAGTTCAAGGGGCGCAGCGGGAACGACGACCTGCTCGAGCTCTGCACGAAGAGCGACAACGCGCAGGCGTGGCGGATGACCGCGCGGAGCGCCGCGAGCCCGAACGTCGCCAAGGGCTTCGCGCGGATCCCGGTCGCGGGGGCGCCCCTCGGCATCCGCTACCAGGTCGGCAACGCGAGCGACCAGGCCCGCTTCTTCGCCAACGGCTTCCGCGAGGCCGTCGGCTAACCGCACTCCACGCCCGCTCCGACCCGCACCCCATCCGCGCGCGCAGCTGCGTCGCGCACGGAGCCGCTCTGCCATGCCCGACCCCGTGACATTGACCAGCCTCGCCATCGGCGCCGCCACCGGCGTCGGCACTGCCCTCGGCTCGCTGCTGCAGAAGTGGTACGACGCGCGCCGCGCTCGTGCCGACGCGCGCGCCGAGGCCGAGCGCGCGAAGGCGCGCGCCGCCGCCGCGGCGCACGCCGAGGCCGCCGTCGCGCACGAGACGGGGCGCCACGCCGTCGCCGTCGCCGAGGTCGGCGTCGTGCCGGCGCTACTCAAGCGCATCGAGGCGCTCGAGGCCGCGCGCGACGACATGGACGCGCGCTGCGACGAAGAGCTCGAGAAGCGCGACAGGCGCATCGACGCGCTCGAGCACTCGCTCGTCGAGCGCGACGCGACGATCGCGACGCTGACCGAACAGGTCACGGACATGCGCACAGCGCTCAACGCGCTCGGCCGCGCGAACTGACACCGCGCCCGCTGCGGCGCACTGGAGACATCGATGTTGACTCGAACGTTTGTTGCGGCGGCCCTCACGCTGCTGCAGGGGGTCGTGCTCGCGCTGCTCGCGGCGGGCGGCGCGTGGCTGATGCGCACGATCAACGCCCGCGTGAAGAACCGCACCGCCAGCGAGGCGCTGCAGCTCGTGACCGCGACCGTCGCCGCCGGCGTCGCGAGCGCGTACCAGACTACCGTCGCGGATCTCAAGGACGAGACCAAGCCGGGGACCTGGACCGCGGCGATCGGCCAGTCGCTCAAGCGCCAGGTCGTCGACAACGCGAAGCGCCTCGCGCCGGAGGCCGTCGCGCGCCTCGCCGCCACGGGCCTCGACCCCGCGCGCCTCGAGGTGCTGCTCGGGCAGCTCGTCGAGCAGGAGGTCCTCAAGCTCAAGGCCACCGCACCCGTGGCGTTGACGGCGGCGCGGCTCGACACCGTGACGCCCGAGGCGCCCGCGCCCACCGCCGCAGCCGCAGCCGCACCCGCACCCGCACCCTCGCCCGCGGCCGGCGCGGGCGCCGCGTTTGGCGCGGCCGCGGGGCTCGACGTGGAGCCTTCGGTCCCCGCGTGGACCGGCCCGGTGGCGCGATGAACCGCGCGATGCAGGCGCTGCTGGCCGTGATGGGCGCGGCGCTGCTGATCGGCGCCGTCGCGCTCTGCACGACGGGCTGCCCGATGTCCGCGGTGCAGCAGCAGGCCACCGTCGCGGACGTCGCCGCCCACACGTTCAACCGCGCGCTGCCGGTCGTCGTCGACGCGTACGAGGCCGACGTCCGGGGGGCGATCGACCGCGCGTGCTGCGACCGCGCCGCGATGGAGGCCGCCGCCGCGCGCACGCAGGCACGCTGGCTGCCCGTGCGCGCCGCGTGGGAGGCCACGCGCGTCGCCCACGACGCCTGGCGCGTCGAGCTCGAGCGCTGCCGCCACCTCGCCGACGGCGGCGCGTGCGGGCCGACGCTGCCCGGGCTGCTCGCGAACTTCACCGACCGGATCACCGCTGCGCGCTGCGCGGTGCGCGCGCTCGGCCACCCCGAACTGGACGTCTTCCCGGGCACGCCCGCGTGCCCCGCACCCGCGACCGACGGAGGCTTCGATGGGCCTTGATGCGAAGGAGATCCTGCGCGGCCTCGAGTCCGGCGCGGGGATGATCGCGGCGAGCGGCGCGCTGCCGCAGCCGTGGGGGCTCGTGATGTCGGGCCTCAGCGCGGCGGTCGGCCTGGCCGCCGATCTCGTCGAGCGCGGCCTCGCGCCCGACAAGGCCATCGAGGCGATGCGCTCCGCGCTGCCCGCGTTCGCCGCCGCGGACGCGCGCCTCGCCGAGTACCTCGCGAGCAAGGCCGTCGCGAGTGCGGCCGATCCGACCAAGGCGGGCGACCGATGATCGCCGCGCTTCTCGTCGTACTCTTCGTCGGTCTGGCGCTCGCCGCGGCCGTCGCGGTGCGCGCGAACCCGCTCCGCAAGGGCCTGCACTGCCAGGTCTATCTCGACAAGCTGCGCGGCGAGGGCCACGCGGCAAAGCTGGTGAGCTTCAACGCCGAGTGCGCGACGCTCGCGGCCGCGGGCTTCGTCGGCGTGGTCTGCCACGGCTTCGTCGGCGGGTTCACCGCGGACAGCTTCGGGGACTACGCCGCCATTGCCCAGCGCAACGGGCTGCAGTGCGCCGCGGCGTTCGGGCTCGGCCAGAGCAACAGCCACAATCCGGTCGCGGCCGGCAAGTGGATGGCGCGCGTCGCGCTGCACCGGCTCTGCGGGGCCCTGCTCGTCGACGCCGAGGGCGCGTGGGAGGACGAGGCGAGCGACCGCCCCGCGGCCGCGGCGATGGGAGCGGCGTTCCGCGAGCTGGCGCCCGACGTCTTCGTCGTCGACCAGCCGTGGCCCGTGCCGACGCTCCACGGGTCCTTCCCGGACAAGGAGTTCGCGGGCTGGATCGATGCCTCGGCGCGCCAGTACTACTTCAACGACTGGAAGGGGCGCGATCGCGTGAAGCGCCTCTCCGCCTGGTTCAACGGCGCCGTGACGACGCTGCTCCGCCGGCTCGGCGGGCTCGCGCGGCCGCAGCTCTTCACGATCCAAGGCTACGGGTGGGCGGACATCCTCGCCGACTGCGTGGCGCTGCTGCTGCAGCACCAGGCCGAGCCGATGTTCGTCTGGTCGGAGCCCCTGCCCGACGCTGCGTTCCTGCGCTGCACCCGCGCGGTGCTGAAGCTGGCCGTGCTGGGCTACACGGGCCCGGGTGCCGTGCTGGCGTTCCAGCGTGCGCACAACGCCGGTGCGCGCGAAGTAGCGCAGCGAAACCCCGCGCTGCTGACCGAGGACGGACGGTGCGGACCGCTCACCCTCGCGGCCCTGGAGGCGTGGCCGCTCGCGGTCCGGAGCGCCGCATGAGCGCCACTCGATACGTCACCCGCATGGGCGACACCGTGCACTACGTCGGGCCCGACGGCGCGTGCCACGCCGCGATTGTGGTCGGGTGGGATCAGCACGGCGACGAGCCGACCAGCGCGCGGTTGCACCTGGTCGAGCCGGGGACGCTGCTACTTCCCGACCGCGCGGTGCCGACGGAGACGCACGACCTCACGGGCGCGCGGCGGCCGACGCCCGGCACGTGCCACCACCCCGCGCGGTGCGAGCGCGGCATTCCGCTGTGATCCGAGGCCCCTCCCCCCGCGCTGGAGATCCACCGATGCGCCTGCTGCTGTTCGTTCTCGCACTCACGCTCGCGGCCTGTCGTCCATCGCCCGCGCCCACGACACCGGCGCCGCCACCCTACGACCCCACGGCCGCCTGCGAGGGCCAGTGGGCCCGTGCGCGCGCGCCCGACGGCGCCCTCTCAGAGATCCGCGAGGGCCTCGACTGCGCCGCGCTGCAGCCCGGCGCGTGGCAGTGCTGCGCGCTCGGCGGCCAGGTCGGCTGCTACCGCCCGGCCGAGTGCCGCGACGGCGTCGCGCAGCCGCCGCGGTGGACGCAGCCGGGCACCCGCCCGCGGCCCGAGACCGTCGCCGCGCTCGCGCCGTGGATGGCGGGGCAGGCGCACGCGCGGGTGTTCGACAAGACGGCCGCCCCCGAGATGCACCTGGCGGCGACCTTCCTCCAGGCGGCCGGCATCCAGAGCGCCGCGCACTTCCTCGAGGACTCGGCGACGACGATCCCGCTCCCCGGGCCCGACGGCGCGATCGCGGCGCTGTACTACCCGTTCCGCCCGGGGACCGAGCGCGGCGCGTGGATCCTCGATGTGCAGGTCGGCGCGGAGCTGCACGAGCCGGAGCACGCGATCGAGTACGCCGAGGACGGCCCGGCGCTGATGACCTGGAGGTACCTGACCTCGCCGCGCTGGCGCGTCGAGTACGAGTGCCGGGCGTACGGCGACCAGCGGGCCTATCTCGTGTGGAGAGGCGCCGTGGGCTACCCGCCCGACCTCTACGGGGACAACCTGGGCGAGT